CTTTTTTTTTTTACAAATCCAAAAGTGTCGTAACCTGACTGGCAACATTCGTTGCGGCTGTCTTCACATTGATATAACCACGCTCAATCAGTCCGGATATGGATGTGCTGGAAACGTCATTACTGTTCAACTGATACTGTGCCGGTTGTGAACCGTTCGCCACTCGGTCAAGCGTGACAATCTGCTGCAGTTCAGCAACAAATATCAGTCCGTTCTCATTCTCCGGGTCTTTAGAGCGCCCGATACGCTGAATGACCATATTGTTCAGCGTGATTTCACCCGTATCCACTGTGAATACCTGGCCGGAGTACATGAAATCAAGCAAAGTGTTCAGTGTCGTACTGGAGCGAGTTTCGTTTGAGCCGCTCAACCACCCTGCGAACAGACCCGCGCCAGTGGCTATGAACGGATTGTCATCGACGAGATTTGTTAATGCCCCGGTGAAATCGGTGATACTAACTTTCAATGGGTTGTTCGATACCGCACCCGTCATCGTGTAACGAATAGGTTGATAAATGATGTGGTCTGCAATTGGCGTACCTGTCTCAATGGGGTATTGCACGATGTCCACACTGGCATCAAGGTCATCAGACAGGACAGCATCGAACTGAAGCGACCCAAGCTGTGGGCCGCGCTTTACCAGAAGGTTAATTAAACTCATAATATGTATGCCTTACCTTGTCTGAATCGTTCCTCAACACGTTGCCACACATCACCGACAGTGATGTAACCTTTATACCCCGTGTCAAGCCCTGCGTTCTGATTGTACGCTGTAGAAGGTGATGAGTACATCACGGTTGTGGAAGGTTTACCGATGAATGCCGGACTGAATACAGCCATGTACACATCGCCCATTGTCTTATAACGCCCTTTATACTGATTGAAATAATCAGTGATCGGACCTCTCACCTGTTCGGCTGCGGTCATTGACAGGATGACATTTTTATTACGACCGTACTTACTCTGAAACGCACTTGTCCAGCCGACATTAGTAAACTGAATCAGTCCCACTGCACCAGATTTACTGTTCTTCGCCTGGGGATTGAAGTTAGACTCCGCAGAGATTACAGCCATAATCCAGTTAGGACTGATACCCAGACTTTGTCCAAGTTTACGTACCTCGGTGCGGAAATCCTGCTGCTGACTGGCATCCTCACCCTGTACACCCGCGCGACCGTAAATAAGACGATTACCAACGTCAGTATTTGTCGTGGTGGTATCCATTGACCCGGCCCGCACAGCTTTGACAAACGTGTACCAGTCAGGACCATGTGTGTCACCGGTGTGCTGAATGGTCTGAACGTTCCAGTCACCTTCCAGTTTAGCGTCAATGGTCGTCTGGAACTCCACTGCCCCGAAATCGAATTTAGGCCATTTAGATTCAATGTTAAGCACCGATGCAGGTGTCATACGGGGGTCAAGACGCATCTTAACGTCACAGAATACACCATCAATACCGCCGTGAAGCGTGGGTGCATCAATCATCCCGGTTGCGGAACTGATTTTGACAGGCGTGGCTTTACGGTCATCAGATGGAAATCCGACGAACACCTGCCCAGCGTACAGATGCCACTCGAAGCCGTATGCTTTAGCCAGAATGTCAAGTTCCTTACTGATGTCGGAGCTAACGTTGTAGCCACCAGCCATGACAATAGAGTTAAATTTGTCCACACTATTGACAAGGTATAGTGGCTTTGACCAGTCCTGTGCGAGACTGGTCAAGACGTCAAACAATGTCACGCCTTTACCGAAACTTGCGCTCGTTGTCCCTCCGTCGAGCACGTTGCTACCGCTGCGACACGTCACACGGGTGATAATGTCGGTGCCGTCACGAATGGTGAAAACGTTAGTGACAAACCCGGTGAAAATCTGACCAATGCGCGACTGATATCCGGCGCGAAAAACAACGGTCTGATTCGGTTCAATCTTCGTTGTTGGCGCGAGGTTCCACAAGCGAAACTCACAGGTACTCAGACTGTCGCCGGTATACGTTGTCACATCGAACGAGCACCGGAGCATCGGGTACGACTGTGTAATGAAATTCTTTGTGTCAATGAGTATTTCATACTGGCGCAAATCCATTGTCAGTAACTCCTTTGCCGGGTCTGGTCAATTGCCTGCGGATACACCTGCGTCTCGAGATGATTCACGGTGTAGCGGCCAATTGCGTTACCGTCCAGTATCACGTCACCCTGCGTGGTGAAATTGCCATTAAGCTGAATTGGACGGTTTATGGACTCCATAATCTGATTCAGCTGCTGGCTTTGCTGCGCGTAATTATTGGTCACCGGACTTGCTTCGGCACCATATGAACCGTCGTTGGTCGCGGGGTTGTACAGTGAATTGTTTCGACGTAATGCGGAGAGTGTATTATCATCTACCGTTCTGTTATCGGAATCGTTGACCCAATTCTCCCTTTTTGCCCAGAACGGTGTACCACCCCATGCAGGGGTTTCGACGGTGGATGATTTGTTATTAATTGTCGCATCATTGGCATTTGTACCCAGGTTGTTAATCCAGTCATCCATTTTCTTAATCCACGGGATAGACTGCATTGCATTTTCATACGCCTTATACAACCCGTGTTCGGACACATCTTTACCAAAGGAGCTGGTTTTCAACCAGTTATCGAGTCTACCTACGACACCGGATATAGTATTACTCAGACTGGTAATATCTGGCACGAGCATGTCGGCAATGGTGTTGCCAAGACTCTCGAACTTTTGTTGAGTGTCAATCATAGTCTGATTGATTGCGTTCAGTGCAGCATTATGTTTCTCGGTGTAACCCATTTCAGCAGCACGGGCTTTTGACACTTCCAGCGTTGTAGCGCCGAACTCCTGCCACACTCTGACGGTAGCCGGGTCGAGACCTAAAACCTCCGCCACGTTGCTCTGACGCGTCGTATCGAGGCGCTGGAACTGCCCGGCAATGTCGCTGTAAATATCCTCGCGCGTGCGCCCCGTGGGATTATCAACACGAATCCCTGCAACCGCCAGTTGCTGAATCATCCCGGCGTCACCGGTCTGAATGCGGTTAATCCCGCGCTCGATATTTAAAAGGCTGTTTGTTGTTGCTTGCCGGTCACCACCGCGCTGTTCGGCCAGTGCGCCAAGTCCATAAACCTCAGTCGGTCCGAACTGACTGGTTGCAAGCTGGTTGTTCAGGTCGTAAGCCTGTTGCGCTTTCTTCGACTCAAACGCCCACGCTGCGCCGACACCCGCGGCAACACCAGACATCGCAAGTCCGGCACCTTTGAATGTGGCAACCAGACTCATAATGCGTGATTTTGAATTTTCTACGCCGGTTTTAACGCCCTGGTCAAGAGACTTACCGACGTCGTCCATCTGACCACCGGCTTGCTCTGCCGATTTGCCGAGATTGTCGATGTCTTTTTCAGCCTGTTCAGCACCTTTACCATCGTAAGAGATACCAAGACCGATGAGGAACTGCGTGATGATGTTAGCCATTATTCAGGCACCCACAGAAGATGGTTATCGACGCCGAGGTTGTCAATGGTTACCTCATCGCCCACAAAGAAGAAGCGACCCAGTCCGGCGCGGTATGCTTTACTGACCTCAGCATTCGGGACAAGCATTGCACCGGTGATGTATTTGATACCATCCTGTGAGACAGTCATTGTCCACGCGGGTTTGTCGGTATAGCTGATGTAATCCAGCGCAAAGTCGAGAACGTTGTCGCCCAGCTTGACCGTAAAGGTCTGATGAGAGTTGGCCGCACCGTTATTTAGGGGAATTTCTTGCATTGTTTATCGCCTCAATATACTTACCCTGCAATTCATCCATCGCAAAGTGAAATTGTTCGACTTCAGCAAGCGATATTGTACCATCTTTTAACTGCGCCCATGTGCACAAAGGTGGGCATACTCCCTCGATACCTGTGCAAACCCGCATAAAGTACCAGTTAACCGGGCTGGGTCGCCCGGTGTCCCTTACTCGTCTTTGTTTGCGTTTTGCACGTAATCGAAAAAATCAGCGTAAACCCACAGGAACAATTCGGCCAGCAGAGTATTCAGCGTCATCATTTTACCCGGGAAATCATTCACTGTGATTTTCGTGTTGGTACCCGCTGTCATTGCTTTACTCAGAAGTACCTCGGCAATGCGTTGCTTGATGTGATGTGGTACAGCGGTGAGCAACAGGGTTACATCTTTAACACCGAGTTCACCACCGTTTTTGTAAACGTTGGCGGCATGTGCGATAAACTGTGCGCTCACCAGGGATAACAGTTCGTCCTGCTCAATTGCGGAAGGCATCGCGGCGTTCACAGTGATGTCGCCAGCGGTAAAAGTTTTAACAAGTGACATTGTTAGTTCTCCGGTTGTTAGTCGTTACAGTGTACACTTGACGAAATCATCAATCAATTATTGACGGCAGCGTCAAGGTGGGTTATAGTTACCCTAACAGAACAACAGGAGAGTATAAAATGATTCGTGAACAAGACCGTAAAGCATGGCGCAAATTTAAAATTCAGTTGGCAGTCATCATGGCTGCGGCACTGTCGGCAACAATCTACTGTAACAGTGGCCACGCTGCGCAGGGTAAGCAATTCCGGATTTATGACGGGCAGACCGACACGATTTGCACATATCATGAGAATGAATTTGGTTATGCGGAAAGTGACGACCCGGCGTATATGGGTACCGGAGTTTGCTGGCGTAAAGATATGATGGATAAAGCAGACTTTCATATTCGGAGCAAAAGAAAATGACAACAATCGCTTGGGACGGTAAATCAATTAGTGCGGATACTCAGTCCACCAGTGGTTCCACGGTGCTACCCTGTCCAACCAAACTAATCGTAATCCAGGAACATCTGGAAATTGAAGGAAAGAAAATATTTTTAGTTGCGACAGCGGGAACATCTGGTGATGAGCGTCATTCTTTGAAATACATTCGTGACGGTGGTCTGGAATCTGGCGAAGAAATGCACAAGCAGGTATCCAGTATACTGTTAATGATAACTACCGATGGTTGTGGATACGTCTTCCAGAAAGACCGGGATAATTTGCTCCCGTGGGTGTGGGAACAACCTGCTCCGTATGCTGCCGGTAGTGGACGGGATTTTGCACTTGCGGCAATGCACTGCGGTAAAAATTCACATGAAGCGGTGCAAATTGCGTCGTTACTCGACATATATACCGGTGGAAAAATAGATACCATAGTGTTACAGGTGAAATCATGAAATGCAAAGTGTCAGTCCGTTGGTGGTTGTTCTACCCATACCAGTCGTTGCTGATTTTCTTTGCCCGTCTGATGAACGTGGAACCGGACTGGCAGAAAGTGGGTGATTTTTTACAGAAATACTGTATCAAAGTGGAGAAGATGAAATGAAAAAAGTCAACAGAGAGACGTTAGTGGGAAAAATTGGTAGTCTCGAACTAATGAAAGAAATCGGAGCAATTTCTCTTAATGGTGAGTATACCCTCGCCGCGTATAAAATGCTCCTGGCGACGATGGAGTCCGAGCCGGTGGTGCCGGAGGGTTTGAACCCTGAAACTGCCGATTTGGTTTTGCGGTTCGCAAGCGCGCTGGCTGATAAGTTGTACAAGGCCGAGCAGAAGTATGGACGCTCAACCGACTGGATGAAAAGCGACTGGTATAGCGACTGCCTGCAATCACTTTGGGAGCATATCGAAAAAGGAGACCCAAGAGACGTGGCGGCTTACTGCGCTTTCATGTGGCATCACGGGTGGAGCACTAAAGTAGTGCAGCGAGCTTTGCTGGAAGCCGAGCGGCAGGCTATTTTTGCTCTTGAGAGTGCAGGTGCAGCAACACCCATAGGCCGGGCGTTCAACCGTAAATAACTAAGGGGCCTGATGGCCCCTTTCGTTTAGCTTGCCGGACCCTTGCTTGGTGTCCAACTGTTAAACTCAAAAATCCACTGGTCATCGGTAATTGTCTGACCACCACGCCCACGCGGACCATCGTTCACAATCACACCTTCCGCGCCGACAGCGGCATCAAGTGTGCCAATCTGAGTATAGGTTAACTCGATGTTAGCCTTGCTCAGAAACAGCCCGTTGATATACGCAGAGTCAGCCGAGCCGGGGTTGAGGTTCAGCGTAACACGACGACCCGGGTTGATACGGTCCAGACGAATAGCGTTACCACCCAGACCACGACGTAACGCAGTGGACGCGTCAATCGGCTCGTCGGTGTACGGTGGGTCAGACTCACCCCAGTCCGTTATAATTCTTCCCCCGATTGTAACCACCATATTACTTGTGCTAAAATTTTCGATACTCATAAAACACCTCTTCACATGTGAGGAATCAATTATATTATGAACACAGAAGAATTCATAGCCAAGGCTAGACTGGTTCATGGGGATAGGTACGACTATTCGAAGGCAGTTTATCACTACCGAAACCTCGTGACCATAACCTGCAAAATACACGGGGATTTTCAAATTCGCTACGACCACCACATCGGGAAGAAGCGCGGCGGTTGTAAACAGTGCTACTTTGACTCGATGAGAGGAACAAAAGAAGAATTCATAGCCAAGGCTAGACTGGTTCATGGGGATAGGTACGACTATTCGAAATTTGAGTACGTAAACGCACAAACCAAATCGATAATCATCTGCCCAAAACATGGTGAATTCACGCATACTCCCGCATCACATCTCGACAAATGCGGATGTCCCACGTGTAGGAGAATAAGGCAGCGAATCCCGCTGTCGCAGTTTGTTGAAAAAGCAAAATCTATTCATAACAATAAGTATGACTACTCAAAAGCGGTATACAGTGGCAGTAACGAATACTTAAAAATAATTTGTCCGGAGCATGGGGTTTTCGAAAAAACTCCAGATAATCATTGTCACAAGACGAGACCTCAAGGATGCCCAAAATGTGTCGAATACTTTGGATATCGTGACATTCTTCCGGGGTACTTGTATCTGTTCCTGAGCGATGATTCCAAATTCATAAAGATTGGGATATCGAATAATCCCAAAAAAAGAATAAAAAAATTAAAAAAATCAACACCTTTTGACTTTAACGTTTTGGAAATTGTTAAATTTAACGACGGTTCCGAGGCGAGAAAATGGGAAAGGACATTCCACAAAATGTACCAATCGGCTGAACTTTCGGGTTTCGATGGATGTACCGAATGGTTTAAATACGATAAGGCTGTTGCCGATTGGTACAGGTGGTTAAAAGGGGCCAAATAGGCCCCTTCAATTCATTAATAAACATCCACCTGAACTTCACAAATTCTGACGCTGCCAGCTTTGAACACGCGCATGTTAATCGGTGCAGACTTACGCGCCGCGCGGTCAGAATCAGACAGGTCGAGAATGTCGGTGGCTTTGGTCAGCACTTCGAAGCCATCGGTGTACGCTTCCAGACCGGTGTCAGGACTGGTGTAATTGCGCGGGCCGAGATAGCGGTTACGGATGTACTGTTTGCCGACACGTTTTGCCGCACCAATGAGCGCTTCCTGACCGACAGGAGTCTGCGGGAGTTTGGTGGTCTGGTTAACGATGGTGTTGTACAGTTCCACACGCAGAGAGTTCACAAATGCGTCCAAATCGACAATATCGGAAATAGATTCGCCGTATGAACTGTGCGACCACGTCTGCAGCCAGCGACCGCTGTCGGTGCTCCCCTGCAGGTCGAGTACGCTGTAGAATGCACAACGTTTGGTGACCATTGCGTTCTGTTCGGTATCGGACAGGTCTTCGGCAGCGACACCCGGAGATTTTTTAAACTCAGTGTCAATAGTGCTGTTGTCAGCACTGTAATTGACCGAGGCGGAATGCTTGATGAGCGCATAGGCCGCATACGGGTCAGTCGCATGAGCAACAGTAAATGCGTGACGATAGCCCAGCGTGTTCAGCTGCGAACAGATATCATCGGTAACGTTCGGGTCACGAATTTCAGTTGCAGCCGTACCAGTCTGGCTGTTCGGGAACATAACGCTGTTATCTTCACACCAGGACGCAATCGCCAGTACGCTCGCTTCAACAGCAAGTACGTCTTTGGTGACGAGCGTCCAGTACCAGTAATGCTTATCAAATGCTTTAGCAAGTGTGTCAGCAATCGAGGTATCCGCGGCTGCAGTAGCCCACACAGTGAGTTTCGGTACTGCCGGAGTGGAGCCGAGGAATTTAGCACCAGCCTTGTACGTCTCGGTTGTGGTGGCAAAGTCAGCAGCGAGAGAAGCGGTGGAATAGTAGGTGCGCACCGTATCTTCGGTGAAACCTACCGGGAGTTCAGAGTTTTTGGCAAACAACATCGCAGAAGCGAAGTTTGCCGTACTCAATCCCGCCGGAGAAATCCGGGTTGTAATTGGGATGATTTGTTCAATTGGAAACATGTTTACGAGTCCTCGTAAGTTACAGTGTGCACACGTTGACCATTATATCGAAATTTCACCGGATTGATAGTTCACACCGGCTTCGGCATCAACATATCTTAACTGAAGCGTGCCATTTTCGAAATACACCTGGTCCATACCCTCACCAATGGTGAAAGGAACGTGCAGAATATTATTCACTGTCACCGTATTCACCGCTTCGTAAAGCAGTTTAACGATGATTTGTGCACGCTGTTCGAAGTTGCTCGCCTGCAGCGCTGTCAGGTTGTTGACCGGTTCAGTGCCACCCCATCCGATACCGGCTTTCCACAGGGGCCAGCACACGTCCGGGCGTTTGTGACATTCCTTCAGCATTTCGGCATATTGCATTGCTTCACCACGGAAGAAATTAATTTCACAGGATGCGACAATCTGTGCGCGAATTTCATACACGATAGTGTCATTTGCGCCGTCGGTCATGATGATGTTTGCCTGACCACGTTCACGGATGCTCTGACGTGGCCGCACAGACGCGTATGGGCCGTTCGGAGATGGTCCGTTAGGGTCGGCAAGGATACACTCGCTGACACCCGTCACGTTGAGTATATGCGGTCTGATAGCCGCAAAGATTTCATTGTTGGTCATAGCGGTCCACGATTACCTTACAGTATTTACGCCACGGCCGATTGTCAGTGCGAATGACTTTCCAGCGCTGACCCAGAAATACCCATTCACCATCGAGTGCGATTGAGTCGAGGTCACCATTGTTGACGTATATTTTACGTGGGTCAACGATGCGCTGACCACCCTGACGCAGAAAATCAATTTCCTTGTCGCTCAGTGGCTGAATGTTCACCATGAACGCAACCGGTCCGGATGTCACGGGTGTCCAGATACCGTCCACGTATGAGCCAGATTTACCCACATGTGTCGCCGGTACGGATTTAAATACGTTGTCAATATGACCGCGCATTGACAGACTCATAAGATACCCTCATCAGGTTTTTCGTTGCTGACCTTGTACGTTACGCTTGCGCGTAAAGCACCGGTGTCAATAAGTGGATTGCTGGAACCCTTCTGCTTGATGGTGGATTTCGCATTAGGTGGCTCTTTCAGGTCGGTCATGTATTGTTGAACAGCACCCACCGCCAAAGAACCCATTTGTTCGAGCACTTGTTTTACGGGCAAATCCTTTACAAACGCATCCTTGAACGTGTCCGATATATCCTGTTCTGCGCTCGCCACCCCTGGTTCAAGCCACGGTCGGGCTGGAATAATTATCTTATGAGGACCAGTTACACCCATTGCAGGCGCGGTGGAGTCGTTACTGATGAATCGGGCTTTCCCGTCGGCGGTCTTTGTGTAACGAGTTCCACCTGGGTGGTCTATCTCGGCACCGTAATTCAAAGTAGCACCAAGTCGAGCCATGGTCATCTCGCCATCACCGACGGAAGAGTTCTGGTCTTCATGTATACCAACCGTGACCATCATGGAATTCATGGTTTCAAACTCTTCCAGCTTTTTGGCTATCACGAGTTTAGCTTGCTGCAGCGCTTTTATGTTGACTGACATGGTGTACCCCCGTTTGTCAAGACATTATCACACAACGTTGCACCAGTATCCACATACCCCGAACGTTTCATTTTCGGGGTAGTCAACGGGGTATCAAAAACTCCTTATTTTTCTGTTACTTATTACTTATACCCTTAATACCCTTAATAAATAGTAATTAATAGTAAGAGAGAATCATATATGGAGTATAATACAATATACATATTTATATAATTTATAAGAGGGAAGAAGGTCAAAATGTATGGGGTGTCCGGTCATGCTCGTAAACCTATGATTGTGAAAGTAAATTCACCACCCTGATGATTTACCATTTTTGGGTAAAATGAGGTATTGACGAATCCGTCAGTCACTGATACACTCGTTCTATAAATTACAGAGGGGATTTCACCAGTGACTAGTGACCTGATTCTATTATTTCTGTCAGTAAATCCTGACTCCACCTTTAACGAGATGACAAAGTGCATGAGTATCAACGTGAGGTCAGCTTACTCAATAGTTAGTAATCTTAAAAAGTCTGGCAATATCGTATCGACGTCTAACAGGCCGCGACGGTACAGTCTCACGAAAGAATTTACCGCAAAAAGTGAAATATACGATGAGTACGTTCACCGGGTTATTGCGGCTGGTGCCAGCACTGTGGAAAGTGTTGTCAAAGTTAGCGGACTGTCATCTTACAGGGTTGCATTGTCCATCAGAAGACTGAAGAATTCGAACAAAATATCGACGATTACTGGGATGGGGATCACGTTGAATGAATTACCTGTTGACTTAAAACTGAAACCCTGGACAACAAAAGAAATGCGGACGCTGGAAGATTTAGCGGGGACAGTATCAATCTCTGAGATTTGTGAGACATTGGGCAGAACACCAAAAAGTATTCAGATGAAGTGTCATTTGCTTGGGTTGTCACTGGTAACGCATACATGCAGGAAAGGACACCGCATGGTCGAACGGAAAACTGGAAAATGGGTTTGCAATGAATGTCACTCCCAGGCGGAAAGATTGAGACGTGTGGGCAATAAAGCATAAGTCCGGAACCACCCTGTTTGTGACCACAAGTCGCATTACAGCGGTGAATCGTAGAGAAATGGGGTGGAGGGTCGCCAGTATGTTAACGAAACACTATCGCAACTTCTTCATCATTCGGGACATCGTGGTCGAGGATGAGGGTTATTTATGTGCTGACAAAGTTATTATGAAGTATTACGGTCGTCACTACGCAGGAAGGATTGGTAAATAAAGCCCCGTAAGGGGCTTAAACGGCTAAAGCGCCCATTCCGATTTTTTTACGTAGAGAATAGAACTCCTGACCAAAAATGGTGAACGTAAGGAAGTCATTGTTAACCTCCATCATTTGAGGAACTCGATACGCAATTGATTCGTCTCCCACGGATTTAGAAGCAACGTTTAATCTTGCTTCCGTGTTCACATCTCCACCCTTACCGTCTGGATAATACATAGATAGCCAGGCCGCGGTATAGAGAAACATTCCTGTCATCTTATTAGAATGGCAGTCCGGTTGATATTCTCCCCATCGACGAGAACCAGTCGCAACATCTCCACGACAAAGGGCGTATTGAAGTAGTGCATCCGGGAATTTAACGGTATCCTCGAAAATACCCATTCCACCCGGCCAGATACGAAAATCTGCGATAACTTCGGCGGTGATATCCATGTTACATACCCACAGTGAATACAGCGACGACTTTGGCGATATCGGTGCCGGTGATACCAGACAGTACAATGCGGCCTTTCGTTGCCGATGTGTTGAATACCGGGAGACTGTATGTCGCAGCATCACCACATTTCGTTGCGTCCACACTCACATCGCCGGTGCCGGGTGCCATCCACTGACCGGGAAGCAACTGCATTGTTGGTGTGACAGTACCGGCTGTCGGTGTAACGATAGTGTCACTGGAGTCATAGAACGCCACACGGAAGTCGCATTTGTTGTGATTCTGGTCAATGAGTCCAGTCTCATACGTGCCGTCAGCTGTTGTAGCCAGTGTGATAGTGTATTGATAACCGCTCATAGATTGACCCCGTTATAGCTTACAAACTGACCATTCTGAATGACCAGTCCTGGAATTGTTGGTGGTTCGGCCCAGCGCAAATGTGATGCAATGTTCTGCGCCGCGTTAGTGTCACGATTTGTCAGTACCAGATTAAGCACTGCGCCGGGTAAAAGCAATTGTGGACTTTGGATTGCACGTAACGCACTACCCGCGCCCTGGTTACTTGTGGTACCGAAAATATAACGAACCGAACGAGTCTGGATACCGTCTGCCGTTACCGTTGCGCCGCTGTAGATGTTGGCCGTATTGGTCTGTGCAATAATGTCGTTGGCATTGTTGATTTCAGTAACAAGTGTGCCACCGGTGTACGTGGGCGCGCGAAAGATTGCGGCGTTCACACCGACGCCATCGTATGACAACTGACGGTCAAAGAGGATTACCGGACGTGACCCGGCGACGAAGATGGTTTTATTCGATGTACCTGCGGCAACGCTGGTAACAGTGGAAGCCTCAAAAACATACCCCTGTCTCTCCCAGATATCCAGGAGTTCAGACAGGGGCTGTTGTGAGGGTGGAATTACATTTGACGGAAAAGCCATTTCACACCCCTATGTTAATTAAGAGGCGGCTTTTGCTGCCTCAATTTCTTGCTGAAGTCGTGACTTCTTCCAGCGCGCGTCAACTTTGATACCCAGCTCTTCGGCTTCTGCGCGAAGTTCGTCGATAGTCACATCGTCGGCGTCTGAGTCAGGATTGACTAGTTCACCACTTGTGACAACCAGTTCACCTGCTTCCTGATACGCATTGACCAGGCTGTAAATTGCTGGAGTAACTTCGAACTCTTTCGAATCACCCGGTGCCAGCATACGTTTCATCACATCTTCTTCACCCGGCATCATGAACGGACGCGCGGAAATATTTTTTACAGTAATCATAAAATCACCTTTAGTTGTAATACATACCCGTCATTATTCTACATCCTTGAACGGGTAAAGAAAAGCCCTCCGAAGAGGGCTTGGGATGCTGCTGAGGGTAGGTATTACAGCATATCGAGGTAGATTGCGCTCAGAGGATAGCGAATTTCAGTGCCTGAAATCTTATACTCTGCCGGTACAGTTACGGCCAGACCTTTGTTCTGCGGTGCCAGCATACGGAACGGAATCGGCTTGGCAACACCCAGGTTGCGGTCGTTTTTCTCATAAATGAGTACACGGTCTTTCGAACCGTTGGACACACCACCTGCAGCCAGTTCCGCAGCAGTCAGCTGGTAACGAACCTGAATATCAATTTCCTGCCCGGTCATCAGGGTGAAGGAGTTATTGATTTTGAAATGCTCCATAACGGTGCGGTCGGTATACCCGGTCATCAGCAGGCTGTTCATACGTTTCCACAGGTCCGGGAATACGCGGATGGTATTCGGCAGGTGGAAGTTTTTGGACAGTTTGATGATGTTGAACAGCGGGTCGTTGAGCATGTCGAACAACTGCTGGCCGGTGGCGGTAGCGTAGTTGACAGTTGCGGAAGTAACTGTCACGTTGGGGCTATTCAGGAGACCGGCCATTCCCAGCTGTGAGTCACCGAAGTAAGCCACTTTCTGGCTGTGTTCTTCATAACCACGATACGCCAGCTGCTGCTGCATGGTGTCAATCGGCATGTTTTGAGACGCAGTGGTACGCAGCTCGTCAATGCTGTAGTGACACTCGATGCCGCCGTAGTTCAGCGGTACAGTGTGGAGTTTCGCAGACTGAGCAACGCGCGGCAGGTCCATAGCATTTGCGCCGATAAATTTCCCGACCGTAACGCCGTCGTATGACCGGTAGTTCCAGTGGTTCGCAAACTCAGGAATGCCGGATACGACCGGGATATCCTGCAGATAGGTGATATCCGCATACGGCGTTGCGTAAATGGTCTGCTCAACCTGTGCCAGCTGAGAGATGTAGAACGCGATACCACCGTCAGCATCACGGAATTCAGCCGGAACGTTGATAGCGTTCTGACCGTCCAGATACTGTTTGACCCACGGGTTACCCGCGATAGTCTGCGCGTCAAGTACAACGCTGTTTAACTTATCCATTATTAACCCCCAACAACCAGAGACAGTTTAGCCAGACCACCGGATGCCGCGGCAGTGAGGAATTTAGCGCCAGGAATGGCAACCGACAGAGTCGCACCAGTACCCGCTGCGTTAGCGAAATCACCAGTCTGAGTCGCACCAACACGCAGGTACGCAGCGTCACCAACGGTAACGGCAGTCGCTACGGTTACCCAGATTACGCCAGCGGTGAGCACAGATGCCGGACGGTCAACCGGAGCACCGAAAGTTGCGCCGTCAGCGTATGAGCGGTTCAGTTCACGAACCAGTACGCCTACGAAGTCAGCTGCTACGGATGTGGAGGTTGCTGCCAGAAAACCTTTCTCGCCGTTGCGCACAACACCTTTGCCGTATGCGACGGTTGCGGTGTCATCGTTGATTTTGGAAACGATGTTCGCTACTTGTCCATCGGCGACCATCCCGGTAAAGGCTGCGTCGTGATTCAGACCGTAGCTGGTTGCAGTAATAGCCATCTATGTCACCCTTATTTAAGTTTGCCAGTCTGACGCAGCAGTGCTTCTTGTGCGCGGGACAGTACAGGTTTTGCGTCGGCTACCGGCTGTTTGATGTCTTTAGCGCCATCTTTAGCCAGTTGCTCAAGCTGTGAGTCTACCACAGGTTTCACCGGTTCTTCTACAGCCATGTCGAAAGCGGCTTCAACATAGGCGGTGGATTTGTCAGCCCAGTCAATAGACGGACGTTTAACAGCAAGAGCGGCGCGTTTGATTGCGACCGGGTCCACGCTGTCGCAGGTGAATTCATTGCCAGCAACTTTACGGGCATCGATGGAAACTTTAGCAATGGTTTCCACACGGGCCTTAATTGCCTCATCACCGACTTGAGCGGTCAGTTCAGCAATCTTTTCATTTGCGGAATCAAGCTGTGCCTGTACCGCGTCAGTTTTGGCGGATGCTGCGTCAAGCGCTGCCTGTGCCTCTTTGGACTTGGACACCACAAACTGAATTGCTTCGGCCTGTTTGGCGTCTTCGACCTCGATTGACACACCGTCGCAAATGTCGATTTTTAACATTACACGTCCTCGTTCTTCATCGAATATACGTGCCATTGCACCCGCACGAGCACGGTCAACAATTGCAACGTGGTTAATTTTAATCCGGGTTTGCCGGAAGTCATACGGCTCACCTTCCGGCGTTGTCCCTGGTGTATTATCATACACCGCCGTGTAACCCGCTGACAACTCACACTTGCCGGTTTCAACAGCCTTGATCGCGTCTTTATCCTTGATAACCATATCCACAATGACAAAATCGCCGTCCTGACGACCAACACTCGTTACAACACCGACGGAAGTGTTACGGTACGTGGAAGCATTGACAAGTGTGGAGGGATGATTATTCGTGACATCTGCGCCGAGATAGCTCTGAAGCGATTCATCGTTAAACACTTCTTCGGCGGGACGGTACACGCGGATAATGTCGTTCGGTGCGCGGTCTTTCAGTCCCAGTTCCGAAGCGAGATATTCCTGAATACCAGTACGAGCGGCTTTACCCGGCACACGCAGGAATCCCTCATCCGTGTAAACACGTTGGGAATTCAGTGCGAAACTTTTACGGTCATTAATGGTAATTTGCATTGACGAATCCGTCAGAGTATGCCATAGTGATAATCGTTAAACACATAATACATATATTTCACAGGAGATACAACATGACCACGTGGAACTACATCATCGGTAGTGAGAAGGACTTCGAAGGTGCGCCGGATTGGGCAGTGATGAAGTGTTATTGTTCATTAGACGGCGAACCAAATGACGACACCGCATGGTGTGAAGGTATTTTTAAAGGCGCATCGTGGAAATCTCTGGAGAAAGACTCACGACTTCAAAAAATGGGTTATCCAGAGCAGTGGTTTACAATCGCCCAGCGCGAACCCGTCACCGGTATCAATGATGACCGTCTGCTCGACTCACTTAACGACCTTCCGCTGGTGAGTGAGAAGTACCCTGAGCATGACAATATCAACCACCCGTTACGCTACACGAAGGGCGATATCGAATGTATCGATGCCATTAAGGCCGCCACCGTCGGTAAAACTGGTATCGAGGCTGTGGACGTTGGTCACGTTATCCGTTACCTGTGGCGTTATGAAGAGAAAGACGGGTTGGAAAGTGTGAAGAAAGCCGAATGGTATATTAAACACTTGATTAATGAGCTGGAGAGCAACAAATGAAACCATACGCATACGAAGTGACGACATATCTGGTCCGAGCGGGCAGTGTGGCGCATAACAACGCTGTTATGTTCGGGTATCAACTGAAACCACTGTATGAGGGTGAGTGAGATGACCAACACCATCCCACGCTACCCAACCGGGACACTTGTGAAGTTATTCCCTGACGGTGTCGTTACCGGCACTGTTGAAAATGTTGTTGCAAATGACCCGCCGCAGTATTGGGTCAAATGGGACGATGGTAATTACAGCTGTCACGCACAGCGCGATTTGAAACGAGTGGGGACATTGTATGGACCTTCTTCTGCTTAGTGTCGGCGTTGTGATTTGGGTCGCATATTTAAGTTGACGAGTTCGTCAGGGATGACGTATACTCAGTTCATCAACAACAGAGAGGGTGACACAAAATGAACACATTACTCCCCGGCTACAACCGCCCCGTATCAGAGGCGCGCATTGTCGATAAAGAACTGTTAAAGAATGCACAACAGCTTGCACGCAAGCATGAAGGTTGGGCGCTCGCTAACGCTGTGTTACGTGAGGCGTATGGAAAATGAACTATAAACCCATCAAGGCGGTAATGCTCCGCAACAATGACCGGATTATCGATGTGGACGGTATTATCACCGTGACAAACTTCAAACTGAACTTCCGCGAAGATATCGTGACATTTACCGCGACCAAAGAGGATGGTTCGGTATCTGAACGATGGATAGCGATGGACCGACTTGTCAATAAGGTGGTGGGTTAATGGGTATTATTAAAGGTGTACTAATTACCCTGCTCGCAGGGTGGGTAATTCTGGCAACAATCGCCACGCTGCCGCTGGAACTGGAATACAAGTGGCAAGCATGGGCAATTGTAACGTGGGGACCAGTCGTTGTCGTTGCTGGTCTGTGGGAAGTGGTGAATCGGGTATGTGGAGGGCGTGGGAAATGATTGATGTACTCAACTTCATTGCTGATAACTGGTTCGGAACATTAGTATTTGGTTACCTACTGTTCCTGGGCGTCGAAAGTTTGATTGAAACGTGGAGGGGTAAATGACCGTACTCATGTGGTTTCTTGTCTGGCGCTGGGTGGTCATACTGCACATGACGGACGGTACTTTTTATTCGAATAACCTGCGCCACAGAATTTTAATGACGCTCCATAACGACAACGCTTACGGTTGCCGCAAACACCCTGTTATCTATAACGACATGTGCCGCATTGTGAGAGGTGGGAAATGAACGGATGACTACTTCTTAGCCTTATACCGCTCCACTGCTGCCGCTGTGACTGGTCTCGCCACACAGCGGCAATTGCTTACGGCAAAATTATGTGATACAAATAAACCTCTTTCCATTTGGAGATTATGCACATGGCCGCTAAATTCCCTGAAAGTCTTATCGATAATGCGTACCAATTGATGCTTGATGGTCACAGTGTCAAAGCCGTTGGTGAAATTCTCGGCGTCGGTGCCGATGCACTCAGTAAACGAATTCGCGCCCGGGGTCTGGAAATCCCCAAAACCAAACGCACTGCGCACAATCGCCAAAATATACCGCTTGAACAGATTGTGACGCGTATCGACGCTGGTATGAGTGTCAAAGCAATTGCTGAAGAACTGAACACTTCTCGCAATGTCATCACTCGCATTCTCAACGAGTCTGGAATAAAGCAAGCCAACCGCAGCGAGGCGATGTTCATTCGGATGAGTAAAACCAGCGCTCACGAACGACAACAACTTACACGCGCTGCTCACGACGCTGTCAGGGGCAAAAGTCAAACCTTTGACCACAGATGTAAGATTGCTGTCACACGGTGCATCAACCAAACTGAACACTTCTTCGGCCCTGGTGAGAAAGAGTTCAAAGAAATTCTTACCCAGCGTGGAATCGAATTCGTCGGGCAATACCCAGTCGAAGTCTATAACCTCGATTTCCTCGTTTGCGGAAATGTCGCCGTGGAACTCACCACCAAGTGCCCGAACAGGTTTACCACTGACCCCTATCAACTGAGCCGCATTAAAAAACTCGCTGAACACAATATTCGAACTGTGGGCGTCTTTTTCAGAGATGTTGAAAGTCTGTTGCGGAACGTAGACGATATTATCACCAACATTCAACAAGTGAGCAGCGACGAAACCTTTATCGGTAAGCACCGGGTGATTAGGTGTACATTCGATGCGTTCACCAGATTCCGTGACCAGAACGGTAAGTTCGCCGCTAAACCAATGCCTAAACGCTTTTTCAGCACCGTAGAAGACGTTCAATGGTGAGGTGCCCGGGAAACAATTTATCGGCTGACCCGGAAATGTTGGTACACCATCGACGACCGGTAAATCGTCCCAGCTGAATACACCTTCACCGAATCCCACATCACGTTTGGCGACCTCCACATGGCTATGACGTACCCGCTCATCCTGTGATGTGGTCCATTTAAAGTAAGTTATTCCAGAATTAACCTGACGAATACGGTTCATGTCACCCTGTATTTTACTGGTCTGGTCCCGAGCAATAAGTTTGGCGCGACGTTCCGTGATACCGAATTGTTTAACGAGCGCTTCCTCGATGTAACTGGGGCGCATACCGTTACGCATGTTGGTCATGACAATGTTCTGCACCTGCTCCAGATACTGAGCCGGAATAGACTGAATGAGTTTAGCGTTCTGATACGATGCAGCGCTGAGATATTCCTGCAGCTGTGTATCACCGCCGTACAGATTGATAGCGAATGAGCGGGCGTTATCCTTTGCCGCAGTCTGTACAAACTGTGACGCGATGGTTTCGGCCTGACGACGAGCAAACGCGCCAAGCCACCGTGTGAGCAACTGGTTAATCGCCGAGGTGATAGTGTCACTCCATCCATCACACCAAACGATGTTACCGACATAGTGAGATGGTTCGTGGTTGTGAATTTCCCTACCTTCTTCATCCACACAGAAATCATGATATCCCGCCACGTGTCGTTCTACATACTCTGCGTCCTGCGCATACTCTGGCGCAAGCTGTTTCACCAGTGGCACGATGTTAGCATCCACATCCTCACGAACAAGCTGTGCAACCTGTTTCAGCTGGCGATAATAATTTAATTCTGTTTGTCGTGACATGCTTGACGGCCTCGTCAGTATGGTGTAGAGTGTACGTGTTAGTTAAATATTATCACAGGAGAAGAGAGATGACACAGTTTAAAGGTACACCCGGTCCGTGGGAAATCAAGCCGGAAGAAGTTGACAGACCGTATATTCGAATTCGCGGAACACAATGTGGCGGACGATTCAAAGTTGCAAACGTTTTGTCCCCCGATTACGACGGCGTTCATCATCGTGAAGCCGACGAAACTCGCGCAAATGCACGTCTCATTGCTGCCGCTCCGGAACTGCTGGAGGCGTTGCAATTAATGCTGGATTCTCAAGTATTACCGGTTTGGCATCAATCAATTGCCCGCGCAGCCATCAACAAAGCAACAGGAGAGACAAAATGACATTACTTGAACTATTGCGTCAGGAATTACCAGAGCGTGGCGGTTGGCCGAAGGGTGTGGCGGCAATGGCGCAAGACGCCGACGGCGCGGTACAAAATTATATCGATACCCACGACATCAGAATAAACTATGAATTCGCGCAAGGTAATTCAAGAATTGCTTACAGCTATAGTATTGACTCAGGCGAATGCGAAGTTTCAACCGACAGATTAACCGCCATTGTCACACGTGAACAATACGAAGCGGAATGCGCGATTGATGAAATGGTTCGGTTGTCAGGCGTGTCAATCGGTGCGGCTAAGATTCTGTATGATGCGGGGTATCGGAAATGAAACGTTGTTCAGTGTTTTGTTACTATGAGGGGATGGATGGCATTGGGCGAAGTATCTGCAGCGGCAATCACACTTGTGATATCGAATATGAATTTTTTGTGAGTGCACCAGAGTATGTCAAAAATACTACCGACTATCTGATGAACGAATTAAAACCGACTTACGCTAATCTTGCGCGGGTGGTTTTAAAGCAAGTGACAATCTTTCCCGGTGACTAACCAAACTGGCCCGTTACTGGGCCAGTTTTGCCATTATCTCATCGTGCGACAGTCCGTCAGCCACGTATCCGTTATAGCGTATCCAGAATGCGTCCGTGGTCTGCTCGTCAGGCTCCGGGCGCTGCACAGTGGACATCTCTTTCTCAGTCTCTGACTGCTCATCAATCTGACCGTCTTCAAACTGATACTCTTCAGCGGCTTCCAGATTGCGTTGCACCTGTGACACGGTGATAACACCTTCTGCGAGGTACAACATGTCCTTATCGGCACGGGTTTTAGCAGCTTGTGCAATCTGTAGCTCATTAGGCTGTGCGAGTGGATTCCAAACATAGTTAAAGTCGTCAGGCCAGTAATCCAGTGCGCTACGTACCAACACCTCATCAAGCTGGCGCAACCCCGGGTCAACCTGTGTCAGCTGTTTGGAGCGGATGGAGTTGTTGTAGTTGTTCATGTCCCCTTCACCAGTGGCATTCATACCCTTAGCGGAGGTACCGAACAGGCGCGTAACAGGAATGTCAGCCGCACCACTAATCCACGTCATGAACGTCTCAAGCACTGGTGCAACACCGCCCAGGTCGAGCATCTTACGTTCATACGATTCGTCACCATCCAGCAGGGCCATCTGCACCAGCGACTTCATCTGGCTGAACAGGGTGTAACGTGACACAATTGCGTCGTCCTGGTCACTGGCTAACTCATCGGACAGCCCCTCACGCTTGACCACATCAACGTTAGCTTCCTGCATCAGTTCCGCGATGCCGTCCTTCGATGCAACCATGTCCATGATATCGTCGAGGCACACGCGTAACTCACTGTCACCCCATCCCTGAGTCTGGACCATCTGGCGACGAGGGATACGCTTACCACTGAAACGCGCAAAATGGGTCCAGTGGATTTGCTGCCCGCCGCCGGTAATGGTGTAATACTCCGGCATCATGTAGTTTGGTGCCAGAATGTCCCAGGTGTTCAGGGTGAGCGGTGACATGTCGTGACGGTCAAACACGATGCAACGTTTCAAATCACCCTTACGAATACGGCGCACGTCGAGCGGCTTTGACAGGTCCTGACCGGTCAGCATGAGAATGCCGCCGCCGCCGTACAGACGCGCCCATGTGATAGCCTCCTGCACACTGGCAGGTATCATCAGACGGTCCTCTTCGATGCGGATGTCATCTGCTTCCTTGCACTTGATGGTGCGCCACTCACGGCACATATCTTCGGCGGGTATTTCCACAATCTGACGAGCCAGCCAGTTAGTCTGGTAAGCCGCGTCAAGTTGTTGCCAGTTGGACAGCGCAGCATACTGGAACATATTGTGAGAGCGTTTCGCTTTCCATGTTCCGAGACCAGACACGACGTTTACCAGCCCGTCGGTGGTGTGAAGGTTTGTTTTAGCAGCCTTAGCCATGTTTATAAAATCTCCGAAACGGTTGCTTTGCCATTGTGGAGCATTTGACTAATTGCATCACACATTGGGTCAATCTGGTCATCGTGAGCGTGTGTGTCATCAGCGGTAAACGCTTCACACTCCGTAACGAAGTCATGAACCCATGGGGCATCTTCAGGTATCTTAACATATCCTGACTCAATGTAACCCTGTACGTCCATCACGCGGGTTAATTTATTTGCCGCCGGTCCACGTGGTATCTCCCGCACAGGTATCACGGGTTTAATTTTGCGGCGAATCTTCTGGATAAGTTCTGTACCGGATGATTTATCTTCGACAGCCATGTAACGCAAACGACCGTTTTTGTCATTGCGGTGTTTGTTCCAGAAGTCAGGGATTTTTACCTCAAGCTCATACGCTTCGAACTTGTCACGCATGATATCGAGGAGATACAGATATCCATCCTCACCGAGTCCCCACAGTTCAGCAACCTGATAGTCGTTGCGTTGTTTGGCTTTCTGCGCTGTATCGATAAATACCGCACGATATTTGAGAGGCGGTATAACGGTGTAACGTCCGAACCATGCCCCCTTCAGAATGCCGCCACCGAGCGGTGAGGGACGTTGTTGCATCTGACCGGAGAACATATGCGTATTTTTCTTCCGCATTGCCCTGAGCGCATCCATGGAATGCTTCTGAGGCCACAATGGGCGTTCAGTCGGTAAACCCTCGTCAACGATGGCAGGGAGTACCAGATGACGGAATTTATATTCCTCGTCCTTCAGCAGCGTGCCGCAGAAATCTTCCTCGTGAAGTCGCTGCATGATGACGATGCACGGTGTTTTCGTGGAGTTGAAACGCGATTTGATGGTTTCATCCCATCGACGGTTAACACCGTTACGTTTCGGGTCTGAATACGCGTCATCCGGTTTTAACGGGTCATCGATGATAATCGCACCGCCGAAGCCGTTACCGTTCTCAAAGTCGTCCAGTTTACCCGCACCGAAACCAGTGATAGGACCGCCCGCAGCCGTTGCATAGAACACGCCGCCTTGTTCGGTCCCCCACGCTTTCTTCGAATCCTTGTTCGCTTTGATGGTCACATGGGGCCACAGTTTCTGGAACTCTTCGGACTTCAAAACTGATTTGATTGATTCGGAGTTATCCAGCGCGAGAATATCAGCATAGGACAGATGAATAAATTCACACTTGGGGTTTTTAACGTAGCACCAAGCGGAAAATAATTTAACAGCCAGTTCAGTCTTGGAATAACGAGGCGGCATGTTAATTATTAAATGAGTGGTGCGACCGTAAAATACATCCATCAACGCATCACAAATTACATGATGATGGTCACTGAATACAAATTTAGTCCCTTTTAAAACTTTGAAGAAGAAGCGAGCAAATAAAGTGAAATCTTCCTCAAGTGCGAGGCGCAATAATTTTAATTCTTTTGGGGAATCAAAATTCATCGTTGAACACCTTTTTAAATACTTTCACATCTTCAGCAGTGATATTGATATTTGTATTCGTATTATCCAGACCACCGGATAACTGAACCAGTTGCTTATCCAGTCCCATCAGTTTCGCTTTACCGAGCACTGCTGCCACAGCTGCGGATGATTGCGGCGTCTCGGCAGACAGCGCAACGTTTTTAATTTCTTCCAGTTCCGCAACGAGTGAATCAACTGTCACATTGTGGCGCTTTTGATGAACTTCACGCAACTGTTGCAACCTCACCGTGATATTACTCTTGTTCAACATCTCGGAAGCACGTGCTGCAATTGTATTCGCGCCCATGTTCTTAGCGTTATAAGCCTGACGATAAGCCTCAGACGCGTTCCCCGTCTCAACGAAGACGCGGCAGAATTTCTCCTGCTGTTCGGTAACGCCGAATTCGTTAAGTGGTCTTGCCATGTTGATTAACCCTCACCGAATCCCACTTCAAACTGGATGCGCAGCGTTTTAACTCGTTCCACGCATTTTTCCATTTCATCCAGCAAACGAAAAACTTCCACCCAATTCGTTGTCATACCCGCCCCCACGCTATTGTCTCTAATGCCACGATTTTACCATGACTGTACCGTCATTGCCACATACCCCGTTAAAACTCGTTCGGGGTACTTCAATGGGGTATCAAAAACTCTTTACCTTTCAGTACTATACTACTTATTACCCTTATACCCTTATAAAATAGTAATTAGTATAGTAGTAAGGTAACAAGTATATGAATAAGTATATATTAATTCGTATAACAGTAATAATGAGTAGCTATAAAATCAGAAATGACACAGGTATTTTCAAAATCGCTCCAAACCCAGTAACCACGCGGCTTCCAGCGTACCCTGATGCCCGGGGTATTTTGTGGTATTGACTTACTTATGTATGTAGTATTACAATGTATGCTTCATTAACATAATAAAAGGTATACATATGATTCACTACAGAGAAAATTGTAATTGTAAAACTGTCCATCTTCCGACAGGTATCTGCACAGAATGCGCACATCACAATCATCATGCGTTTGTACTGCACGCCAAAAACGGAACAGATTCGGCAGATGAAACAGAACAAAAAGTGCTCACTCGACTGAGAACGGACCCGAGCGTCAAATTCAGAATAGGTTCCAAACGCCACGCATCATGTGGACATCCTGGGGTATGGCAAGGTTCGGTTTGTGCAATTTGCGCACAGAAACGCAGGGATGAGCGAGCGTCAAAACCCGTGAGTACTGCAAACACGGAAGCCACCGCATTGCGTGAAAACATCGCAATGATTGAGCACAACATTTCCGTTTTGAATGAGCAGTTACAGATGATGAAAAACGCCCTGTTACTGAGTGAATCAGGAATTCGCGTTGGTGTCATTAAAATCAAATCACCGCGCCAGCAGGCCATCGCCAATGGCAAACGCTGGTACATTCCATACGAGCCTTGCAAGCACTGTAACACTATTGCAGAACGCTATGTAGCGAATGGTCGCTGTCGTAATTGCGGCGGCCAATAAAAAACAAAGCCCGCTAAATGCGGGCCTTTTATTTACCTGATTAACTGTATTCCATATTTCCCTATTCTGAATTCCTTCTTCCTTCCGGTCCTCACACTGAATAGTGGCGGGTGAATAGACCGGTCAATAATTAAAATCCCTTTACCGAACACGCGAAACCAGATACAACCCGCATCGAAATTATAAATAATCATTACACTTTGCTCCGGCTTTTAACTAACTGGTCAATAACGACCGTGAAGAACTGGTTGCATCCGACATTCGGGTAATCAATGCCGAACTTGTAACCTTTAATGATAAGGTCAGTCACTGCGGGATTGCCGCCCGGGTTGGCCTGTTTAATAATTTCCTGTACACCCACCTGTGCACGTTGAGCGCTACATCCGTTAAAGAGCAGGTTAGCAACCTGTGATTCATTTGTCTCAGCAGTAACAGCTGCATTAGCAGTACCGCACAGCATCAGACAGAACAGTAATTTACGCATTTTCATATCTCCAGGTATGCACACCTGCGCATTTGAGCGCGTGCGCCATAATTTCATCATTGACAACCGCAAACATTAGTTTCGTGGCGTCGAGCGTAATGTGACAACCGGCTAACAGATCATCGAATGTCACATCGTGTTTACGTAACCATTCATACGCATCACGTGGACCGGTCACCAGTACATCATGACCCGCACAGTACAGCGCCCTTGCGAGCGCAATATTGTCCTTAATTGGTTCACCCTGCGCATCCCGCAGTACACCGTCCAGGGCGAACAATACGGACTTCATTTGGTACTCTCGCGCAGTTGCTGGGCAAAAAGCTCAGCGCTTTCGGCTACCTTCAGCAAGGATGAGTGACCTTCTTTACAGGCCCATTCCTCTGTAATGGCGCGCTGGTATGCTGCGAACTCCTCCACCCCATCAGCCTTAATCCCGGCTACGATGCGATCGGTGGCGAGGGTTTCGATTTCAGGCTTGGCGTAAACAGGCCACGAATCACTGCCGTCATCGTTTTTCTCTCCCGGCTGCTCATGCACTGCAAGATACTCACCACCGCGATCTGGCTCTTGATATGTCGGCGGAATCGAATGGCAGGACAACCATGCATCTGGTTTGTTGAATGCTGCCTTCAGCGCCACATTATCCGCAGCCAGTTCGGCGATGCGCGCCTCAGCCGCTAACATGCGCTCCATCAGCTGGCAATAACTTAGTGCTTCCATATCCACTGTTCCCGTACTTTACCTTCAACAATGAGACGAGTGACACACAGTCCGTCCCGGTCAGCCTGTGCACGCATGCGTGACAGTGTGTTCAGCGCCTGAACCTCGGTCATATTACCCAGCAGGTCAGACAATTTGTGATGACTGATAATGTTTTTCATTTGGTTACCTCTTGTGTGAACGGGCGCAATTTGCAGCGAGTACATATGTTTCTGGGAAAATTCCGTCTTCTTTCATCACCTGGCGCATTAATCTGCGTTTTTTACGTTTGTCCATTTCCGGATATGTCACCCAATGCATTGTAATTCTTTTCTTTAATTTCATTTGTTTAATCTCTGTTGTTGTTCCGACGACTTAAAGATAACCCACCTTGACGAATCCGTCAACACTAATTACAAAAAAAAAAGCCCCATTTAGGGGCTGAAAATTTTGTTCATCAACCAGTCGTGAATTGAAGGTGGTTTGACTTTCTCAATGCAAGCTTTGAGGCAAGCTGTACGTGCTAACTTATCAGTTATCTCAGGAAACCGAACCTTAGTCTTTGGTACATTTGTTGCCACATTTGTGCTGTCTGCACTGTCGAATGGGTACATACTCAGAACTCTCCCATCCAGCATCCGCAACCCGTGTAATTTAACTTCCACATAATTTTGAATGAGTAGAAAATCAAAAACCTCGTCCATTCTTTCTTTCCACGCTTTGGAACGTATTGACCCGTGTGGTCCGCAACAGCCGATTGCAACTCTGTCGAATTTTTTACAAAGTGTCAGTAAACGTTCGAGACTTTCAACAGAATGCCACACTGGTACAGCCTTATCCATTAACCACGATGGTACCTGTTCGATGAGACGGTCGTTTTCCTCTTCTGTCCCTTCAATGACATCCGGAATAATGAACCACTCTATCCGACTATACCACTGTCCCACCACGTCGTAATATTTTTTCCATTCCGCATCCCAACACACCACCTTTCCTGTTGATTTGGCTTTTTTCCATTTACTGAACGCTCCATTGTCCAGAACGAGTTTGCATGGGATATTTACTATCTTTTTCAATTGGTCCATTCGTGCGAATGAGACGAGTGCTCCACTATCCCTGTAAAGTGCTTTTATTAACCAGTCAGTGGGACAGTCCTTGTCCCCCCATATTGGCCCACCGTGATAATGTACGGTCACTTAATCCCCCTCAGCATCCATGACCACACCGCACCACCGAAAACTTTAGCCATAAATTGACCCAGGATTACCCAGGGCATGAACACACCGAAAGCAATGAGCGGAAACACAATTGAGTCCACCAAACTGGAAGCCACATTGCTTACATTCGATTTTACTAACCAAGGCTTACGAATTAAACACTGGTATACTCCAGCATCCGTCACAGCTGCCAGTGAAAATGCGGCAACGGATGCGACAGCAATCATATCTGTCGCCGGATTGATCATAAAGCTAATCGCGCCCGCAACAGTGATGAGGAACATCATTTTCCAGATGCCAACTCTTTCATGTAGCTTGTCACGTATTACAAAATCCAGTCCAATAAAGAGAAAGGCGTTTACGGGTGTAACCACCGGTCCAAACGTGTGTACTGAAAAGTTTGCGGCACAAATTGCCACAATATACACGATTGATAAAATCATATCTCACCCCGTTGTTGTCATTACTAACGCACTTGTATCACCCTGTGCCGCCGCGTAATGGCGCGCCACGTCTGCCGCATTTGTGAGGTTAGCGTGAATGTGTCCAATCTTGATGTACAGACGCGGCTTACCGCCATCAATCATTATCACGTTATTCACACGCCCATCCTTGAGCGCCGGGTGCCAGTCGTAACCCAGTTGGCGCATCATGTCACGACGTTTACCCACCGGCACAGTGCGGTCGGCGCGCATCTGGCGTAACAGGTTGTCCAGTGCCTTACTGCTCACCCAACCACCCGCGAAGCCCTGACGACCCTCGTCAATTGCTTCCATAATTTCCTGCTCAACACTGCCGAGTGATGCGGTCACAGCCTCGTGGGTGCTACTGGTCTCTGGTGCTCGCTGGCAATGTGTCGCCGGGTTAAATTGTGCGGGAATGGCGTAGTTCTCCAGATAATGCGTCACGGCTGCAAATCCGCCACCACGTTTGAGCCAGTCGTACAGGTTGGGGAAGTAATCGCCACCCATACCATCGCGCACGATGTCAATATGCTCCTGCTGCGCCGTGTAGAAAATAGCGAAACGGCGGTCATTAGCGGTCTTGCGTACTGCGTTCTTGTGGTTACTGTTAAACATAAAGTTAGCACACAGACGGTGCATCACCTGGTCCTGTTGCATCGCACGTTTAGCGAGGTACTCACCGGTAATCATCGGCTTTAGTGTTTCAATCAGTTCAAGTTTCTGCTCAGGAACATAAATATCTTCCACGCCGATGAATATTTTATCGAACAGCCACGCGTTGAACTTCTCACCAATTTCCTGTGCTGGCGGCATGTGGCTGTAACGTGAACCGACCGCTTCCATTACGCACAGTGTAAATAGTGTTTTACCGTTACCCTCGACGCCCTGCAACAATGGCGCCCATTTGAATTTAGTCCCCTTGTACTGCACACACGCTGCCATGTATGACAACAGGATATCACGGTCACGCTCGACGGGTAACAGTTTGGCCAGATGAGTGAGGAAAGGTGTCACATCGCCCGGGACGCTCGCCACCGTCACCGGTACGTATGCGTTGACATGGCGCAGACCATCCTCTTCAATAATGGCACCCTGTGACAGGTCCGGACGGAACGTCGAGCGGTCAACCTTCGGGAACATAATGCACTGGTTCTCGGTAAACGCTTCAAAAGCCTTTTTGGTGGTCTTCTCGTTACCGTCATCCAGCGCAAACACATACCCACCGTACATTGCATTAAACTGCTCGGACTTCAGCATCTGACCGTTAGGCGTGAGAATCCGGTGACTGTCCGCCACATACACGCAGCCTTTGAAGTGGTCAACAAGCTGTGAGCCACCGATGAACTGATAGCCACTGCGGATAACCGGTGCGCCCGTCTCAACAACCTGAGCGGGAGTCACCAGTTCAATCGGTGCGCCGACACTGTAATAGGTTGTAAGAAGTCCGGCGGCGTTGAGGATAGTGCGCTCCAGATACGACTTATTGGTGAACCACTTATCTCTTTTAAGACCACTCTGTAGCATCAGCGATTTAGTTCTTTCGCAGTTCCCACCTGTCCACCATAAAAGCCGGGTGGCGAGAGATGAATCGAGAGATGAACGGTCGTCGTCTTCCGATACCACGCCATTCCACAGGTCTTTAAAAGTGGCCTTACCACCAAAAACAACAGAAACCCCCTCCTTAGCTGCACACGCTTTTTCGATGAGTTTCGCATCATCCTCAATCGGGTTACTACCCACCTGTGGCGAGTCTGTCCATTTCACCGACACCGTGGATTCTTCTTTCGGAAAATAGCGTGCAATTACTGTATTTAGTGCCCCCGTGGCATCATGCTCCCATGACCCTTGTGCGCTTGAGCCAGTCAAAGCAACAAATCTTTCGGTGTGGTATAACTCAATACCGAGCGGTATGTTTTTACAAGTGTGTTCGGGGATGGAAGAATATCGTCCGATGATATGTAATGCTGTTCCACTCTGTGAAATTTCAACATAGCACCCGGCGAAAATCTGACACAATTCCACAGCCAACGGAGACCACGCTCCATCAACCAGACAATGGTCGATATCGATGAAGAAATATGGGTCTGTATCGGTGAACACGAATCCAACTCCGTCGGCACCCCGTGCGAGTGCGTCGCCATACGTCAGCCAGTCATTTGGGTTGGTTGTGGAACCGTGGGGGCGCTTCGTTGTTTTGTCACCCGCTTTAATGAGTGAGTAAGGAATGTACTGTTTTCTCTCTGTAATCATCATTTCAGTAGCCTTGTCTTATTTTGGGGTAAGCAAACCTTGCCCCTCTGGGAGAGGGGATTGTACTTGTTTATTTACCCGTTATTAAAGCAGGGTGATCAATGCCGCTTGACGTAGCTCCAGTGGCGCGGATTTGGCAACGCTATCACCCAGCGCCATCCCCTGTCCAATCAATTCGAGGTTTTCTTCTTCTACTGCCCGTTGCATCACTGCTTCACGAAGTGCGGACATCTTAACCCAGTGATGGTTAACTGACCCCATCGCCACGCCAGCTTCGGCTGCAACACCATCGCGGGTAAGAGTACCAAAGCCGTCGCGCTGTGCCATCGTGTAAGCTACTTCCAGAATATGTTCTTTGCTCATAATTTCGGTTCCATTAGGTAATTTGTTGCAGTATGGCACAGGTTGACGGAGTGGTCAACTGGTTCGCCGTTAGCTAAACGTCACTTTACATCCGCATTTCGGACATGCAACTTCTTTAACCCGTAAACGTTTCGTCTTTGTTTTCGGCGCGGTGTTTCGGTCATACTGGTTAAGACATCTGTAACAAATTACAATCACAACTCCCCCTCACCATTCCAGAATTTAAAATCACCACCCAGCCCAATGACAAGCGTCCCAAATGCAAGCTGTGCCTCTTCGTGTTCAGTACCTTTATACTTCCACCCGGCTTTCTTTACCTCACGCGCTACAAACTGTCCAATGGTTGACCCAACCATATCAGGCGTGATAACCACGGGGCGGATACCGATGAGGTCGCTTGATTTGATGCGTTTGTTCATCGCCGGGGAGTCGTTTGCGATACCGTAACGTACAACTCGACCATTTTCGTCTTTTAACGCACCGCAATTGTTTCTGAAAAGTCGCCAGCCCATCTTGCTTGCCAACAGTCGCGCCTCATCCTGTACGCGCGCTTCGGGCGTATCTTTGGTCGAGCGTGGGACATCCAGTCCCACCATTGTCACAAGGTCAGCCAGCGCCTCAGCTGTGATACCGTGCTTACGTTGCCATTCGAGTAGTGTTGGTGTCATTGTGTAATCTCATATAGGGGAGTGATATTTTCCACCCCATCTTTAGCGGCGGCTTGTGCGGTGTTGTAATACGCACCGTTATCACCGTAATATGCAACTGGTTCACCAATCGCTCTACGAGAATCGCGCCACGCAAGCCAGGTGTAAGTTTTCAGTTCTTCTTTTTCCTGCTCTGAATACATTGCGTTGTCAAAAACATTTTTAAACCACATCTCGAACTGTTCACTCATAACCCAATCCTCTCTCGTAATTTATCCGCATCAGCCGCTTTGAGCGCCTGCGCCTCCAGCCATGACACGCCGTATGTCAGGTAAAACTTGCGAAATATTTCACTGTCGCTCAGACCTTCCGCACGGCGATACCCGGCCCACTGAGCAAGAGTATGGTCTAACCTGACGAGCGCGTCAAGACGGTTCTCATGTAATTTAACGTTTCTCTTCACAGCATGAGGTGGTAAACCGTGACCAATCATTTTATCCCGGTACTGGTTGACGTCCTCACGTGCGCCAATAACTTCACCCTGTAACCGTGCCAGTACAGCGGGGTCAAGCTCGTGTAAATCACCATCTACCCATTCTACATTGCTGCGCTGTCCCGCTGCCTGTTCCGGTATTGGTTCACCACAGTAGGGACACGCTTTCAGATAACGCTCGTATGTACCGGAACAGGCAGCACACGCGCGCACCGCTGACTTCTCACTTTTGCCCCCGGACTTCTCGCGGCGGTCAAGCGTCCATTCCCGGTGACACAGTTCAATTTTTGTTCCTTCCGGGTGGTCAACAAGCACCGCATGACGTTCGATGTTACCCACATGGTCAACGTAACGCCCAAAATCTTTACCTTCCTTCAGGCGTAACATACGTCCCGCACGCTGCACAAACCGCCCGAATGATTCCGTGGCTGACACATCCTGTACCGCCTCAATTGCGGGACAGTCAAAACCTTCATCGAAAATGGCCACCGATGTCAGTACGAGATATTCACGATTTTTAAATTTACGCACGGCATTGATACGTTCGGCGTCAGGCATTGCACCGTGTACACACTTCGCCGGTATTCCGGCGTCGTTATACTGTTTTTCCAGCTCCGTAGCGGTCGCCACATCGGGCGCAAATACGACCGTCAGCATACCGTTAAGCAGTTTCTGGTACGTGCGAACCACATCGCCCACAATTTGTTTTTCATCATGTGCGACAAGACTAGACTCGTTGACCGCTTTACTTACCTCTGACGCCACAAAGTCGCCGGTCGTCTGACTAACTTTTTTAATAGCATCACGCCGGAAAGAACTGGGTGGCGCGTAAAGTTTATAGTCAGTCAGATAGCCCATATTAATCAGGTCACGCATGGACGGACCGACAAACATCTTGTCAAATACACCATCAGCATGTGACCCCAGTCCATGACCATCGGCCCGTGACGGGGTAGCTGTAACCCCCATACCTCGGGCATTGGGGAACATGTTTACCGCTTTACCCCATTTATTTTCCTGAAGTACATGGTGTGCTTCATCCATGACCCACAATTTTACAGTGGGTAGCCAGCTTTCCAGTTTGTCTCCACGTCGTACCAACGTGTCCACTCCCGCCACAGCGTGACGGCTGTTCGGGTCGTAATAACTATGGCCCACTTCTTCCATGTGAAGTCGTACAATCATTTTGACGACATTCGTTGGGCCGATAATCCGATGTCGCACTTTATTACGCGCCAGCGCAAGACTAATCTGGCTCACCAGTTCCTGACGATGTGCGACAGCACACGTCGCCCCCGCATGTTCAGCAATGATGGATGAGAAGAACACGGTTTTACCTGCACCAGTTGGAAGCACCGCCAGTACGTTACTGTATTGATGGTCATTCCAGTGGTTATAAATCTGATTCTTTAATTCCTGCTGATATGGTCGTAACTTTGGACGCGTTGCATCACTGACCGCACCGGCAATGGGTGAGAGTGTTGGTGTCATATTAAAGGCTCCGCATCCGGGTTGCGCAGATGATAAGCGGCGAGCAACTGATACTCAGAGTAATAGACGCCATTACGCGTTACACCTGCGCAGTTATCAAAAAATCCTTCACCCATGACAATTACAAATTCCCATTCGGGCATTGCACATAGTTTTTCAATGTTGTGGTCGTTGACCGCTCTCTGAATGTAATCACCCAATGTACTCATCACATCTCCCACACTTTGCGCACGCTGTTCGACTCAACCATACGTGCTTTTCTGATTAGTTTACGTGCCACATACATCGGTATCTGCACATCGTCGAGGAACCATTTGTCCTTCTTACTGACCGAGTTGTACCAGCCGTAAGAAGGTCGGAGCAGTTGTTTAATTTGTGTCATTTTTACTCATCTCCCATGCTGCGGAAAATGCTGACCAAGCCAGTCTGACTCCTAATCTCATGTACTCGCCGTTCCATGACTTATCAAATACGTAATCTGATTTACAGTCTTCGGTTTTACCCCAGACTTCCATATACCACTTCTCAAATTCTTCTCTCATTGTTGCATCCTCTCGGTCATTGACGCTCCCGTCATTATGTCGCACCACCCTCCCCGTGTCAAATTTAAAATTAGTGTTGACGAGTGCGTCATGGTGGTATAGAGTTCACATCACTGACAACAACGGAGAACAGAGAGATGAGTAATATCACCTTAACCATCCCGAACGACGACAGCGTGGCATTGTATCACTTTGGTAAGTCATTGATTAGTATGTCCGCAACCATCGACGGTGCGCCGGACTGGGTAGTTATTGCGGCTCAGGAATACGACCGATTGAAACAACTGGAAGAATTATCACAGGCTCAGCACATTAAAGTAAATATCGACTCATCTGATATCGAGCAACTGAGCGAAGCTCTGAAAAAGGTCGAACCGACTGGATTGATTCATACAGACGTGGTTATCGACACGACCGCTCAACAGGTTGAGTCGCTGGCTGTACCAATGGGTGACAATGAAGAGCAAGCACCACCCACCACCGACTCAACCGGTACACCGTGGGACGAGCGTATCCACTCTGCCAGCAAAGCGCTCAATGCGGACGGTACGTGGCGTCTGCGTCGTAAGCCGAAGGATATGGATGAGGCGGAGTGGTCCGACTACGTGAGCATGATTAAAGCCGACCTGCAATATCCGGTTGAATGCGGTGGCGAGGGAGAAGAAATTAGCGAACCGACACGAGAAGAAGTCGATGAACTCATCGAAGCCTCCAACAAGATGTTGGAACCACCTGTAACACCGCCGGGTGACGACTTCCACACGGACGCAGACGTGGTAACCGAGCAAACTGTTGCCGGTATTCCGCCAATTCCTGTACCGCCGCCAGTAGTTGTTGCACCGTCTGTAACCGAGTGGGACTTCCCGCGCCTCATGACCTTCCTGACCGAGCGTCACGGTAAGATTGATGTGACAACTGTGAACACGCTGCTGGCGCAGGATGGTATGTCGTCGGTGCAGGAACTGAACGCCCACCCGGATAAAATCGGTCCGTTCGTGGCACGTGTTAAAGCGCATTTGGGGGAGTGAGACGATGGATACAGACTACGGTTTTAAAGTTTGTCCCTTTTGCGGTCAAAATGACTTTGAAATTGAAACAGATACTGTTCATCCCGACAATATACACATGGCATGGGTTACTTGTCAAAATGGTGAATGTTCGGCGAAAGGTCCAGATGCTTTTTGGTTTGATGACCTGAAAGAAGCTAAGGACGAGGCAGTAATTTTATGGAACAGGCGCAAATGACCACACAACTACCCAAAGTATCCGACGCCAACCAGTGGATGGTCTGTAACGGTTCATTCCGGGCGCAGCAGGCTTATCCGCCACTGGACGTCGAACCGTCACAATCCCGGCTGGAGGGCCGGGCATGTCACGAAGTGGCTCAGAAGTTATTCAAAAATGAGCCATTCAGTGACCTGGTGGGCAGTCTGTCAAAGGATGGAATTGTTATCACGAATGAACTGTTTGACGCTGCCCGTGAGTATTTTAACGAGGTGTGGGGTTACTGTAACACTCACGGACGAGTGCACGACCTTCACGTTGAGGAAGTGTGTCCTGTCCCGGGTTACGGTGACTGGTTCTGTATTCCCGATGCGTGGGTGTACGTACCGGAAGTGAAGGTGTTACGCGTTTACGATGCGAAATTCGGTCACCGCATTATTGACCCGTTTGAGAACTGGCAACTGTTAATTGAAGCGTTTAGTATCTGTGAAACGCATCATCTTGATGTTGACATTATTGAACTGGTCATCGTACAGCCACGCGGATTCACCAGTGACGGTACGGTGCGTAAATGGGCGCTCACATACGATGAACTGTGCGCATACCGGCAGCAGGTGAACGAGGCGATGCCCCGCGTGCTGGACACCACGCCGATGTGTACGCCCGGACCACATTGCCTCGACTGTAGCGCACGTGCACACTGTGACACGCTGAAGCAACAAAGTTACGCTGGTGTGGACTACGTGACGTCGTTGCAGACGCACAACCTGTCCGGTCATGCCCTGGGTGTTGAATTGCGACTCCTGCAGCGTGCACAGGAGATGATTAAAATGCGTCTCAGTGGTCTGGAGGAACAAGCACTGCACGAGATTAAACAGGGCCAACACGTGACATTTTACAGCGCTAAAACCACGTACGGTCGTAAGCGCTGGAAGAAAGATGTACCGGTGGACCAGGTGATTATGATGGGGGATTTACTCGGTCAGAATTTACGTAAGCCGCAGGAACTGGACACACCCGCACAGTGTGCGAAAAAAGGTATCGACCCGTCCGTTATTGAACAGTACGCTGAAACACCTGTCACGGGTGTCAAGCTGGAACAGGTTGATGAACGCAGTATCCGTAGTGTATTTGAACGCAATACTAACTAATGAGGTGATGAGTATGGAAAATGTATGGCAATACGATAAGTTTACACGCGGAGTTGGTCCGGTTTCTCAAGACGATGACCAATCATATGGCATGGTGTTACCAATTGCGTATGTTGAATTTGACGAAGATGAGTCTGTTCAACTTCGGAACGCAAAATTAATTGCGGCGGCTCCCCAAATGTTGAAGGCTTTACAGTTCGTTCAACCGTGGTTAACAAACTGCGACGATGAGGCGCTTCATTTAGTCGATGAAGCAATTGAAAAAGCCTTGAAATAACTCTTGACGCACTCGTCAAACTAACGTAGTATTCAAATCACCGGGAGACAGAGGGTCTCCCACACTTAGCAGAGAGGATTTACAAGATGGCTCAATTTACTTTCGTTACCCCTGTTGCTCGTCTGATTCATGGTCACCCGTTGAAACAAAATGTACGCACCGATGATGTCACAAAGCAGCCCGTTATCGGTAAAGATGGTCAGCCGGTTAAGGAAATTTATATCGGTATCGCAATTCCTAAATCTGGCGAAGCAGACTGGAAAGATACCGAATGGGGTAAACAAATCGTAATGGCGGCACTGGACGCTGAAAACGGTTATGACGCCGGCACTACTCGTCGCGCGGACTTCTCGTGGAAGGTGGTTGACGGTGATAGCGACATCCCGAACAAAGCCGGTCACGCGCCGAACAGCGACCCGCACAAACGCGGTCATTGGGTGCTGAACCTGAACACCCGCATTCCGTACAACTGCTATCACGTCGGTAAATATAATCCGCTCGATGCGATTCAGGACGTAAATGCTATTAAACTTGGCGATTATGTTCGAGTGAATATCGTGGCGAAGGGTAATAAGCCGTCAAAAACTCCGGGCGTATATCTGAACCCGAACCTGCTTGAACTGTCACGTCAGGGTGAAGCGATTGTTCGTGAAGGCAGCGGTCCGGACGCAGCAAGTGTATTCGGTGGTGGCGCACCTGCTCAGGTAGCACCAACCCCGGCTCCAGCTGCTCCGGCACCTGCAACACCGCCGCCAGCAACTGACCTGCTGGTAACACCTCCGCCGGTTGTTGAAGAGAAGTACAGCTACAACGGCGCGGTGTATACCAAAGCACAGTTGCTCGGTATGCCCGGCTGGAGCGAAGAGTTAATCGCACAACACTGTCAGAAAGTAGCATAACCACAACGCCCCGGTGCGAGCCGGGGTTTATCTGGAGGACACAGAGTTATGAGTATTGCAAAAATTGAAATTGTCGGCAATTTAGCTCTATTCGAAACTGAATCTTACGTTATTGAAATCGTGGGTGAATTGCACAACATAACGGTGAGAGTACCGGATGAGGGAGGTTATGTTAAAGCTAAAGCTGAATATATCATCCCTCACCTGTTGTCTATTATTGCGGAGTTATCGTCATGACTGACCAAGACCAACGACTGAAACAGTTTGATGAAAAGTTAGCTGAACTGGAAAAGGCTATTAAACAGGTGCAGGAGCAACGCCGGGAATACATTAACCAGAGAGGGCTTAACAAATATTCAAAGTAGGCGACCTGGTAGTTCTTAAAAGTGGCGGACCAGTGATGGTGGTTATCAGCACATCAACCATCGGCGTAGAATGTCAGTTCTACAATGAGAAACGTGGTGAATATGACTCAATTGTCATCATACACGAAGCGCTGGAACCATTTTTAGCCCCTTAAATGGGGCTTTTCTTACAGAGAGGAACAGAGATGCACTATTTATCAAAATGCGAGGATGCAACTTGCGACAAAACATATCCCGCTGACCTCCACAATTGCCCTCACTGTGGGGCTGATTCGGCGTTCTCCAGCGTTGCGCCTCTGGACCCTAAGTGGTGGCCTTACGACATTGAAACGTACCCAAACATTTTTACTTGTACGTTCATTCATGCTGCGACTGGCATGGAACTGGTGTATGAAATCAGTGACCGTAAAAACCAACAGCAGGAAATGGTTGACTTCATGTTCAACCTGGGAAAATCCGGCGCATGGGGTGTGGGATTTAACAACATGTCATTCGATTACCCTGTGCTGCATTTCATCGCACACAACCCCGGCTGCACAGTGAAGGATATTTACGACTGCTCACAACGAACCATTAAGGCGAGCAACGTTAATCGTTGGTCTATGATGGTGTGGGACCGTGACCAGATATTTCCACAGTTGGATTTGCTGTTGCTCAATCATTTCGACAACAAGGCACGCATGACAAGCCTGAAAGCGCTTGAAGTTGCGATGAAGTCACCAAACGTGAAAGACCTTCCTTTTCCTGTTGGAATGGCTCTGAACGATGCCCAGAAAGATGAATTAATCACGTATAATATTCATGACGTGCGTGAAACGACGAAATTTATGATGCGCTGTCTGTCGGCTATTCAGTTTCGTGAGGAATTGTGCCAGACACACGGTCGCAACTTTATGAACCATAACGACACGAAAATCGGTAAAGATTATTTCGTTATGGAACTGGAGAAAAACGGCATCCAGTGTTTCAACCGTGATGATAAGGGTCGAAAGCTCGGACCACAGCAAACCCCACGTGAAAGCATTTGTTTCGCAGATGTGATTTTTCCATACATCAAATTTGAGCGCCCGGAATTTAACGAGATTTTGAAGCGCTTCCAGTCGAAAACCATTTACAAAAAAGAACTCGACGAACTGGAAAAAGCAGAAGGAAAGAAGGATAAACTGGTAACAAAAGGTGTGTTTAGTGACCTCGAATGTACCATTGACGGTTATACCTTTGTCTTTGGTGTGGGTGGTATCCACGGGTCAGTAGAGTCGCAGATTGTTGAGACGAGTGACACACATCAACTCGTCGATATCGATGTTTCAAGCATGTACCCCAGCATAGCAATTGCAAACCGTATTTACCCGGAACATCTGGGGGAGAAGTTTTGCGACATCAACGAGTATTTTTTCAATGAGCGAATGCGCGTCGGTAAGAAAACTACACCGGGCGCAGTGTACAAGCTCTCAATGAATGGTGTGTACGGCGACAGTAACAACGCGTTTGGGCCGTTTTATGACCCTAAATACACGATGACTGTCACTGTCAACGGTCAGTTAATGCTGGCGATGCTGTGTGAACGCCTGCTTACAGTCCCGGGTCTTACCATTGTGCAATCCAACACAGATGGAGTCACGATGCTTTGCCCACACGTTGAGCTGAGCCGAATGCGCACACTGTGTAAACAGTGGGAAGCAATCACCAAACTGGAACTTGAAGAAGTATTTTACAAGCGTATGCCAATCCGCGACGTCAACAATTACTTAGCTCTCGATAATAAAGGAAATGTAAAACGCAAGGGAGCTTACGAGTACAACTATGGCTGGCATCAAGACCCATCCGCAACAATCGTGGGTAAAGCTGCTGAGGCTGCACTTTTGTTTGACACCGATATCCGCACATTCATCACGCAGCATCGTGACCCATTTGACTTCATGCTGCGTGCCAAAGTGCCTCGCTCTGCACGTTTGGTGATGCGTTGGCCGGAATGGGGCGCTGAACGAGAGATGCAGAATACCACACGTGTGTTTATCTCGCGCAATGGTGGGTCACTGGTCAAGCTGTTACCGCCAACGGGTGTACCGGGTACATGGAAGCGCAAGAATGGCATCAAGGATGACGCATACAACGCGGTAATGCGTGAGATTACTGGCCAACCGGGAGAACTCGATAGTATCGGTACACCGTGGGACGAGCGTATCCACACGAAGAGTCGCAGCAAGCACGATGCAGTACGTGAAACCGGGATGTATGTCGGGTGGAAGGTGACAGAGTGTGCAGATGCTAAGGACTTCGACTGGGGGAGTCTGGACTACGAGTATTATGTGAAGGAAGCGGAAAAGTTAGTTTTACCGTTGTTGGGTAAGTAGAATACCGGCGCATCACTGCGCCGGATTTGATACACGCCGACGCAATTCATCAAGTTCAAGCTGTGCTCGTTCAGCCTCCAGACGAGCAATAATTTCCTTCTCCTTACGCTCGGCGGACTCATTACGAATTCGCCGTATGTGACCGTAAATCATAATGATGGTCAACAGAATACCACACAGGGTGGCAAAGATACCAATGGTCTCCGGAGTGACGCCATACTTAGTCATCAACCCCGTCACCGTCGTCCCGCTTGCCACCACTGTTCCGGCTTGTGTGTTTCCGGTGAAGCTCATAGTATTTTCTCGCTTTGATGTACCACTCAACGACCTGCGCCAGCATAAGGATGATGACCAGAGTTGTCGATATGAACCGCAATACCTCCAGCATCGTCACTATCCTTTTTCAGTATCGTGAGGATTGCCGCGCAGTATAACATCGTGAACATTGCCACATAGACGTCGAGTGGTTGATAGAAAAACCACAGGAGCCAGCCTACCAGATTAATCGACATGGAAACAATGCTGATGAGCATCATATCGAGAGACTTTCGGGATGTTCCGAACCGGTACAGAATACCGACTACGATGAAATCACAAAATGCGGCGAGGAAAAAATAAATCGAACCATCCAGATTGCCACACAACTCCTGGAAAAGAGTTGCCACCATCACGAAGAGGAACGAGGCTCTCCGGGGTCTGGCGATTACTGAGGCAATCAGGAAGGTGTACATTGTTTATTTGGTCCGGCGTTTTACTTTGGCACCGCCCGCATCACCGGTTTTACCGCGGGGCTTAACACATGCTCCACCAGCGTCACCTGCCTTACGTGGTTTAGTCTTGTACATTTTATCGCCCTTGTATGTTAGGATTAAACCTAATTGTACAGCAGGTGTTACCGAATGAAAAATCCTTTAAGTAAACAAATGACCGCCCTTCTCACCGCATTTGCAATGGGTGGTACGGGTACTGCGGTAGTCACGCAGACGGACATCCTCAATCAGTTCCTGAACGAGAAGGAAGGGAACAGACTGACAGCCTATCTGGATAGTGCAAACCCTCCCATCTGGACCATCTGCCGGGGTGTGACGCGCATCGATGGTAAGCCAGTGACAAAGGGTATGCGGCTTACTGAAAAGCAATGCGACCTTCTGAACGATAAGGAAGCACAGAAGTCACTCAAATGGGTACGTGACAACATCCCGGTAAAACTGAACCCGGTGCAACAGGTCGGCATTGCATCGTTCTGCCCGTACAACATTGGACCTACCAAATGTAAGGGGTCGACATTCTTCAAATTGCTGCAAAAAGGCGACTGGAAGAACGCGTGCAAACAGATTCCCAAATGGGTGTTTGACGGTGGTAAAGACTGCCGCATCAAAAGCAACAACTGTTCCGGACAGCCAATTCGCCGGGAGCAGGAAGAGTATTTATGCCTGTATACACTGGGGGAGAAATGATGCGTAACGTGATACTCGCCGGGGTAATCGGTAGTATAATGGTTGCAGTGTACGCTATGGGTTATTTTTCGGGTAAAAATGCGGTCAAGCTGGACGATTTCAAGGAATATAAGGCGGCCGTCGAAGCCCGTGACGCACTGCAGGAAAAACTGAATGCTTCCGATGTGGAATTGCAGAAAAAGCAACAGGAACTGAAAGAAGCCCGGGCAAAAAAAGTCGTTGAGAAAGTCACTATTTACCGCGACCGAATCAAAGACTCCGCTACCGCTCAGTGCGTCAAAGAGAGCGGCATCCTCGACCTGTATGATGCGACCGTAAAATGAAAAAACTTATCCTGCTGGTATCTGTACTTGCTTTAACCGCCTGTGCTCAGGAAGTGCGCAAGTGTCCGCCGCCATCTAATGACCTGCTTACGCCGAGTGGTGAATTGTGGACAACCGATGGTGACCCCGAACGAGCTGCCACAGTAATTCCACATAACGGGGAAGTTCTGATGGCCGACCGGGACAGAGTGTCCCGGTGGCAAAACTGGTGGGAAGGTTGTAAAACCTTATGAATACTCCCTCACGATTACGAGACCTGCCGCACCACTACCACCCATCTTAGTACCGGTCGCGGCATTACCTGCCGCACCACTACCACCAGCACCGCGGCTAACGGCGGGGTCACCCTGAGCGGCAGTTATACCAGCGGGATTACCACCTCCCCCAAAGAACGAAGCGCCACCAGCACCGCCCAGTGCATCGCCGCTTTCGTTGAAACAGAAACCCCATGAACCGGCACCACCCGTCGCAACATTTATCAGTGTCATGCTGGCACCAACAGTATATACTTTGGAGCCAGGGCCGGGTGTACCGCTAACAACCGCATCGGACGTAGACGGGCGCGATGTAATTTTCCCCGATGTACCACCGCCGACACTAATGAGACTGCCGAAAGAGGTAGTACCGCCGGAATTGCCATCTGCATTTAATCCTCCCGTACCGCCATTACCGATGGTTACTGTTGCGGATGATGGTACAGATCGGGTAGATGCCATCACGTAGCAACCCGCACCACCACCACCACCAGCTGACATAACATTAGTACTACCGCCACCACCGCCACCACCGCCAACAGCTTCTACGATGATGAAGTTGGTCCCCGGTGTAGGAGTATATGACCCACTTGAGGAAAATCGCTGTATATTTAGTAATCTACCCGGTGTTGCTGCCATTAACGCATCATACAACTGACTAGCTGACCCTGTGTCAATTACACCGTTCGGCGTAACCCCCGCCACGTTGAGAATACGTGCGAAAAAACCATCCCAGTCATTAGCCCAGTCTGCTTCAAAGTAAGAACCATCTTGTGCTGTTGGTGATGTGCGGTTTTTAAATGCGCCCTGGGGTGATGCACTTGTGGGATTCTCAAACCGCCCTGGATAGCGATTACTGCGGTCTAAAGCCATTATTTAAACTCCTATAAATCCGGTCGCTTGTGCCAATGAGTCACCAAACTGAGTTGATGAATCACCTGCCTGTACATAATTGTAAGCCTCAAGGAAACCATTGAATTTTACACCCTGTGGTTTCGGAACGAAAGAGGCATTTAGGAGTGCCCATCGTTCAAGCTCTGTGATTTGCCCGTAGAATTCCACGGAGAAACTCATGTCCTCACCATCAACCAGACGGGTAACCTGTGCGTTGGGTAACAGGAAGTTCATCCCGGCGATAATGTCTTCAATGGTCGCGTATGAGTTGTTTTTAAGAATTTTAGATTTAATTGCCAGACGATACAACTTGTCCGACATTGTCATCGACTGGTCAACAGATGGCGCACTGCACATCGCAGAGGTGTCACCGAATTCGGCTGGGTCATTGACATCGCTGGCGCACATCGCCGTTTCCATCGTGACTTCACCCATAAAATCCCGGGGTACCACCACAATGCGCCCGATAACGTCAAGTTGAGCACCTTGTGCATAATCGATCGAATACATGATTCGGACAGCTGTGGCCACGTCTGCAATCTGTGCGGCCAGTCTGCGTGTGATGTTATACCACGCGGCAGCCTTTGGCTTGTTACGATACTGAGCATAGATGCGATTCGGAGCATCTGACTCAATTGCGACGTAGCCGCCGACAATTGTCAACGGTACGAAGTAGGATGTGGAGAAGAAGTTCATCAGTGTTCACATGATTCACGGGAAACTATACCGATAATACCCCGTGAACCTCTCATTAGTCAATTTAACTACAGGTTTGTCGCGTTCGCATCCGGTTTTGTGTCTTTTCGTGTCGTTTGAATACATCCCTGTCTTTATCGTGCATTCCTGTCACGCCACAAATACGACACACCCGTCACGCGAATTCTTCCAGGATCAGGATTCCATCCGAGCCATCACTTGAGATACCAAAATCTGCGAGCAGATATCCAGCACAACGTAACCGCCATCCCTTTCGAAAACGCGGGTGTTAGGACCGACATCGCTGTTCCGTGTAGTCCGTCGCCGGTGATGGAAAGCCCATTACAGAACCCTTCCCATTTTGGCCATCATCCACAGGCGTTTTTCTCTATGGTCGTTGGTTTTGTCTATGGTTTCAGTTCAATAGAGGTTGCGCCTGTCAATTTTTCAGACCGGCGCAAGTGGGTATTAGCTAAAGCGCGAACGATTGCGAGAATAATCCAGCGCAACAATATCCGCAGGATTAACATCGGAGTCTGTCATATCGTAAACACCAGCGCGGTAGATTGTAGCCACCGTACCACCTGTAACCGCTGTACCGAATGATCCGCTAAGAAGTTGTTTTTTTGTAAACGAAGACGGATATGTTGCTGCGGTGGCAATCGCCTTTTCAACGACCGGGGAGCCATTAACAAAAAGCTGGCTCTTAACCTGCGTCGAACTAACTTTGTAGGCGTACATGGCCACCTGAGTAACTGTTCCAAGTGCGGCCTTCACAGCAGTATCCACGCCGCCAGAGCCGTCCCATGATGCCCCCCATGCCTGAAACTGCATGTTGTTCAGTGCGCCAGAGGCATTACTGTTTGCCAGAATTCCAGAAAGGGTTGTTGCATCCGCCGCACCACTACCCACTGAAAGTAACGCGCACTGCCGGGCGCTATTCTGTGGGTCATATCCCGTCACAGGGATTTTGAACGTCAGGGTGATTAACTGCCTTGTGCATGACGATGGCAAAATAGCGCTATCGGGAAGCAGAATGCGACCCAGATAATGTCCAGTTGACTTAATGCCGCCACCGTCATAACTCATTGCGTTGCCGACTGTTGCCGAATCATCGGTATAGCAAAAATTTTTTACAACGTCATCCTTGCTGTAGCCGGATGTTTTATTTCCGCCCGGCCAGGTGCGACCAAAATCCAGCAACAAGCGACACGCATCGTTAATAGCCGCATCACGGTACAGATACTCGCCGCTCGCCAGAGTGACATTCTCACGTTTCTCAAAAGGACCTGCTGTCATATCTATTACTCCGTATTAAAGCCAGCCCTTGCTGACCATGAATTGATTAATGAAAATTGCGTTTACCTCAGTGCCAATATACAGTGCGTTAGCCTGAAGTGTCTGGCTGGGATGTAGGTCGTCCTGCCGTAATGAGGTTGGGGTGACGCCATTGGTAATGTCGGTCACATCCTGTGCATAAGCGGGGTTGTAGTGATTTTTGAAGTTCTGCAACAGGTCAACGCCGCCAATCTCGCAGTAGTTGCCGGGATAGAGCCGCTTCAGTTCTGAGTTCAGGTACGTGATCTGCGCCTGCCCGGTTGTGCCGTTAACTTCGGTGGCTGTCGGGAATTCCGGCAACACGACAAAGCGGCGGTTTTGCCTGGTCAGCTTATCAGTGATGGCCTTCATGTCGCTGAGTATTTGCATAATGGAAGAGGCATTATTGCGGCCAATCCACAAAATATTAATAGACTCGCGATGCTGGTCATAGCGGGTGGCCAGCGGGATATCGCCGATTTCTCTGGTGGTATATGGATATACAATCAACGGCGTCGGACCGGTGACACTGACAGCGCTCCCCGCTTCTGAGCGTGTGAATATCATCTCAGTCCCGGTCCAGTTAATGACACCATCGACACCAGCGAGGGAGCACCGCAGGCCGTCATTCGCCGCAACATCACCAACAATCTGCAATGGGCCAGGTTGTGCTGGCGTCAGCGTCACATCGCCTGACTCGGGAATAACGCCGCCAACGGGCTGGTAGTTTTTGGTGTAAGCGCCGTTTCTCAGTGCAATTGCTACCGACGTCGCACCGGAGCGCCCGAAGTTGTAGGCTGGATAGCCGGTCAGCTGGCTAAGTTTAAGGCTGAATGAGGTATTGTTCCCGATGAAGGAATGCCCCCACAGTGCGAGTGTCTTACGACCGTACTCTGAAACGGGCAGCCAGGCGTTATATGGACACATAATTTCTCCGGCGACGGCATCTGATGATGGGGAATTGAAAACGAAATAGCCAGGTTCGTTATGAACATTTGTGAAGTCGGTGTCTGTAGCGAATACCGACATGCTCGATGTTTCAAGGTTCAGCACCTTTAGATTATTGTCATCAACGAATGCGCGGAAACTGGCCTCCTCCTCCTTTGGGTACACCTCACCGTCACTTGACAGCCCTTCGATAATACGGTTGTTAGCGTCAAGTAACCCGGACACCAGCACACTGCCTTCAAATTCAGACGCGTCCGCCAGATACGACTGATACGGTACGCCAGCGATTGTCAGGTTTTCAACATCAATGACATCAGCCAGTAGAGCCCCCAGCGTCACGTTTTTAAAATATGCCCGATCGCCAACCCAGCCCATCATCCAGCGCAGATTTTCAGACACTAATGCACTGTCAAATTTCGCCCCTGCATACTCGTCTGAATTGAGGTAGTCGACGTTATCGACGCTTTTGACCGGAACACCGTTGATAGTGACCTGCCCGGCCTCAAGCGCTTCGACCTCCGCCTTCGCAGCAGTTAAATCCCCAGTCACGACGAGATTCTTTAACCACAAAACATCGGTGATCCACTTCCACAGCCAACGTCCGGCACTATCCATCCCCGCAGAATCGGCGCCAGAACCTTCATACTCGTCATCTGAAATGTAGGTTATCTGCTCCAGCAGTTTTATCAATGGTTCGACTGACTCATATGACGGCATTTTGCGCCCTGTGGCTTCCAGCGTTCCACCGTTGTTAATTACTTCAACCGCAAGAACACTATCATCAGTATTGCGGTAATACGCAGTCGAACCTGTAGGAATATTGCCAGCATCGGCATCGGCCTGCGCCGCAGCCAGCGTAGGAAACTCGCGGATGGTCCCTGTTATGGCCGCTGTACCCGGCTGCTTCGCCTGCAATACGGCCACGCCTGCTTTGTTTTGATACTGCCATGCAGCGGAAAGCGCATCTGGGCCCTGGGCTACCCAGAAAGACTGGCCGTCAGTAGTAGCTGCCAACCCTGCAATGGTGCCATCAGGATCGCTGGCAGTCTTATAGAATGTGTATTTGTTCTTTGCATACTCTGAAGCATTATTCGCATACTCTTCAGCCTGTGCCGCTGACTGAGCTGCAGCAGCTGCGGAGTTAGTGGCATCTGCTGCACTATTTGCCGCATCTACAGCGCTACCGGTGGCGGCTGTTGCGGACACCGACGCACTTGATACAGCTACAGATGCGGTGGCTGTCAACTCGTCAACCTGCTGGAAGTTTTCATCCAGTTCGTCCCACGTTAAGGGCCGACCCAGGTCTGAGCGTTTGATAATGGTCATACGATGGTCACCGTGATGTTTGAGGTTGTCCAGCGGGATAATTCGTTAAAGTCAATGGTAACATTCGCCGTGCCGCCATTCAACGTCATACTGTTAACGTAACTGTTACCGTATGAGCCAATGACTTTGTTGATGGGTGTGTAAAGCGAACTGTACGGGACTGTTTCACCAATATCAAACCCGTCTGGCTTAAAACCGTACTCTGTCGGAATCAGACCACCCGCGGCATATTCTATGATTGCGTCCCGAATGAGTGGTTCAAGGGTTGCCTGAGACGGTAGAGAACCGTCATCTTTAATCTCAATGACTACCATCATGTCCACATATACGGGGCGACTAAATTTGATATCTTTGGTCATTGTCGGGTAAGTAGGCGACGTGACAGTGACCGTTACTGGTGTACCAGCCTGATAAAGTGTGACACCCGGATTCTTTTTAAGATAGATAGCCATCGCTACATCGTCGTCCGTGCCACCATCGACGATGGGTGCAATACTGTGACCGGGCTGATCGTTGCTGTCGGTTGTGGCTTCGTCGTTCTCATAGACACGTACGCGGCGTACACCATCCACATTGAACAACTGACCCAGCATTGAATCAACCTGGTTACTACCCGGCAGACCCACAGCTGTTGCTCGTTTAAGGCGTAGTGACCCATCCGATTCGGCAGATGTACCGGGTGTTGCTGGAGTAGGGTTATTAACTGATACCAGACCAGCGACTGTGTCCACGATGGTCGTAATGGTATTGGCGTCCGCTTCAATTTCGCCAACTGTGGTACATGTGATATCGACCGTTGCGGTGCCAGAACTATCCAGTGTCCACGTCTGGTCGAGCGCGAATCGATAACCTGTCACAGATGATTCAAAGCGTGTACCAGCAGGAACCTGAGTGCCGGGGGTACCAGTTAACACGAACCCCGTAACAGTCGATGCGGTACCTTCACTCCTGACGGTACCTGTCAGCGCGCAAATCACGTCGAGGTCATAGCCACTGGCTTTATTCGGGTCTTTGGAGTTGTACGCCTGTTGTAACACTTCATCGAGCGCGGAGAAGATTTCAGCATCGTGCGCTATCTTCAACCCATCGGGGGTGGACGGGTCGAGATTCCAGTTACTGTCGATACCCAGATATAACTGTTTTTCTTCGTCGAACCAGTCATTCTGTGATTTTACGCTATAGCCGGTACTGGTTAATTCAGCCATTCTCGGTCACCGTTAATAATCCGTAGGAGGTCAACACGCTGGCGGTGACCGTATAAGTTTTGTTGTCGATGTCGAAATCGGTACTAAAACTGGTTAACTGCATGACACCGGGAGTACCCGCGATGCGTTCACGGAGGCGTGCTTCGCGGACATCCATAGAAGTTTGTTTGTTGAGTATCTCCTGAAACCACGGTGTACCGTCAGTCACATCCCGGAAATACTCACCCAGAAACAGACGCAGGCGAGTACGTATCGTCTGTTCTATTTCCAGTTGTTCAGTGATGAACATCGAACCCTGGGTAACGATGTCACCATCTTCATCTAATTTACGTACTGTCATCAGTTATTCGGCCCCGTATTAGAACCACCGGAAGCAACGCCACCATGGGTGTGTCCATCAATTTCTTTACCGTTTAAAATAAGTGAACCGGGGGCGACAATATTACCATCTTTATCAATTGTCACCCCGTTGATATTTGCGGTTCCATCTGCGAGTAATGTCACGTGGCCATTTGCATTTTTAATCATACATGACGTATCGTTTTTTAACCAGACGTACTGTGATGCATCCACGTTGCGCAAGCGAATACCATCATTAACGAAACCGGCTATCAGGTTGTCAAGTGAACGAATTCCCGGTACGAACATTGCGTCCTGTTTGTGGTGGAAGCGTTTGACGGGATTGGCAGCAATGCCGCCGGTCTGCTTCCATCCATCAATGCAACGTTGACTGAAATGTACCATGCCCTCACAACCGGGTTTAATCTCGAACTCCAGTACGAAGTCATCGCCCGGGAAACTTACGGGAACGTCCACGATGGGCGGTGGGTCAAACGTAGTTTTAGCGACATCATCGGTCCGGGTGATTCCCAGTTGAATTTGTGCGCGCTGTGTGTCTGGGTCGAACGTCAGCACGTAACCCGGGATGCAAGTGTACACGTCCTTCATGTTCTCGAAAAACGTGTCATTGGTGACGTTCTGTAAAAATGAGCGGCGCTGGTTAATGTCGGTCATGTCGCCCTCCTGCGAAAATAATGTCAAGTATACTATTGACACTCGCGTCAAACAATGTAATTATTTATTTGCAGGCATATAGCACATGTGTCTTTAGCGGTCCGGGGTGTCCTATTCCTTCGCATCAGCGGGTAGCCGGAATGTGTAGCCAGGCATGCACGAATGCGGTTGGTCACCGCGGCGGTTCGACCAATACAACAGGTGAGGACATTGAGTAGTGCGTACAGGCTCCAGCGTGGTAACGCACATTCTTCACACGGTGCAGAGCGAAACAGTGTTCTCACCTGTTGTAACCATCGAGTGAGGTGGTCCAATCTTGCTGACGGGTAAGCCGTAAGTGACTGGAGTAATGTTGTGAAACATAACAACAGTTGCGACGATGGTTTAGAGTTGTGGTGAATGCGCAGGCTGATGCGCGCAGGAAAGCTTCGGAAGAACAAGGTACCTGTATACAAGCCGGAGACCAGCACCGGCCACCACAACTGTAAACCATAATCTCTCTGTTGTGCTCCTGCATGTTTGCCCCGGTCTCCGGGGCTTTTTTTTTTTACAAATCCAAAAGTGTCGTAACCTGACTGGCAACATTCGTTGCGGCTGTCTTCACATTGATATAACCACGCTCAATCAGTCCGGATA